TAATATCAATGCTTTCAACGATTTATATAAGTTTTTAATTTATATAAAATAATCATGAAAAGCTATTGAAAAATGTATTTTGTCAACCGATTGTCAACAGTATTTTACAAGTTGACAGTTTGCGTTGACATATTTAAAAGAGTGACTATTTTAGTTGCTCTTTTTTATTTAATATATCAATAGTATTTTTTCTCATTTTATCTGTAACATGGGTATACACATCTAATGTCATGTCTAATTTCTTATGTCCTAATCTTTCTTGTACAGCTTTTATATTTGCCCCAGAACTTAAAAGCATAGTAGCATGAGTATGTCTTAAACTATGGTAGTCAAGTTCTTTAATTCCTAATTTATGATGAATTATATGAAAGCAATGTTGCATTACACGAGGTTGAATGTAAGTTCCATTCTCTCTTATGTTGATTAAATGTATTTCAGTACCATCAAATTCATTGATTTGCTTTTTATCATTAATTTTTAATTCTGTATAAAGTTCACCATAATAAATTTTGTCTTTTCTTTGCTGTTGTTTATATTTTTTTAGAATATCGATAATAGTATTATCAAGATCTATTATTCTGTAGCTATCATATTTAGGCGGACTAAAATACCAATACTTATTTTTATACTGAACTTGCTTATTTATATCTAGCTTTCCATTCTCGAAGTCAACATCTTCCCACGTTATCGCAAATGCTTCTCCTAGTCTTAAGCCACATCTATATGCAAGCTGTAGTGGCAAATAAGATGAATGCTCAAAAGGAAATCTTTCAAATATTTTTTTCATTTGTTCTTCAGAAATTATATATTTTTCTTTTTTACGTGTTGGTGTATTAGGTACTGCTCTTTTAAGTGGTAATCTTACAGCTGCCATAGGACTAAATTTAATATAACCTAGTGGCTCAACAGCATAATTAAGAGATCCGCTTAATATTCCCTTTAGTACAAGCAATGTATTTCTGCTAAAGCCTTCGTTGAATTTTTCATTTATAAATGATTGAAGAATAGCAGGAGTTAATGATTTCAATTTATAAATACCAAGTTTAGGCTTAATATATAGTTTAATTTTTTTGTTATAATTATCTACTGTTGTTTCTTTTAAATTTACTTGAGCATATTCTTTAATCCAATAATCTAAATAATCATTAAATGATATTTCGGATGGAGTAAATGTTAATCCACAATTATTATATTCAGCTAAAGCTTTTGTACCAGCTTCTAAAGCTTCTTTTTTAGTTCTAAAACCACTTTTAGTTATTTGTTTTCTTTTTCCATCAATAGTAGCTGCTTCAAATTGATATTGCCATTTTTCTCCACGTTTACGAGTATTTATAGACGCCATATTTATTGCTCCTTTCATAAAAAATATTTTTTAAATTAAATATTTATCATCAAATATTTCATAAAAGCCAAAACTAGGTTCAAATCTAACAAAATATTTATCAAATTTTTTTCCTAGACCATATTTATTCTTAAAATCTAAAATAATATCATTTAATTGTTTTTCAGTAATGTCATAAAATTCAGCGATTTCAGCACTATTTTTACATCCGTGAGAATAAGCATAAACTAAATCTAATGGATTTAATATAAATTTATAACCTTCCCTACGGGCGATTAATTCTTGTTTTCTATTTTTAAATTTAGATTGATCTATAATATCCCCATAAGTTTTGAAATGGTGTCCTAATTCTTCTGCTAAAACACTATGTTTTTGTTTTTCTGTTAATCTTGAATTTATTAAAATTTTATTATTGTGATAATATCCACATTCCTCATAAGTTTCAAAATCTATTTCTTTAACTCTTATACCAAGTTTTTCAGCTTTAACTAATAGTCTTTCATATTTGGTCATGTAATCATCTCCCAGGATTACTCTTCTTCGTCCATTTGTTTAAAAATTTCTTTTGCTTTATTTAAATTTCTTTTAGCAGTTTCAGAATCTAAATTATCATCATGTGCAGCTAAAGTATATTCTTTATTTTCGATATATTTACTTATTTCAGTAAGTTCAGCTACTCTTTTAATAGCTTCATCTTGACCAATAGCATTTAATTTATCAAAGTATTGAATAAAAATATTTTTTTTATCAAAACATTCTTTATTATTAAATGTTAATGTATTTTTCACTTTTTCTGTATTAATTTCATTTATAAATTCAAAATCTGCTAGTTCAGTTTCTTTTTTTGCATCTTTTCGTATTAACCATACTGGATTAACATTAATTGCTTTTGCAATAGATTCTATAACAGGTAATTTCATTTTTGCTATTAAGCCTTTTTCATATCTTTGTATAGTTGAACTAGCTACTCCTACAATATCACCAACTTCTTGAAGTGTTAATTTGAGTTCTTTTCTTCTTTCCTGAATTCTATTTCCAATTTCTAATAAAGTTAAATCACTTTGTTCAATTTCTTTTTTCATTTTTTAGCCTCCTCTTTAAATACATTATATAGCAAAATATTGCATACTGCAATATTAAAGCACGAAATATTAAAAAAAAATTGCATAACGCTATTGACATGGAAATTTTATAGTGATATTATAAAAATATAGAAATTGCGTAGTGCAAAAAGGGGGTGAGTGTCGAATGGTTAATACTTTAAAAATAAAAGCTCGAATGATAGAACTTGGATTTAATCAAAAAGATGTTGCAGAAGTTTTAGGAATTGCTCCATCAACTGTAAGTCAGAAAATAAATAATATAAGACCTATGTATTTAAAAGAAGCAGATTTATTAGCAGATTTACTTAAAATAGATACTATGCAATTTGGTAAATATTTTTTTAGTTCAAATATTGCATAGTGCAATAATGAGGGGTGATTTGAATGTCAGAAATGCTTTATACAGTAAAAGAAGCATCTAAGATATTAAAAACTAATACTGATTATGTTTATTCATTGATTAAAAAGAGATATTTGAAATGTTTAAAATTAGGCAGTTATAAAATTAGGAAATCAGCATTAGAAGAATTCTTAACAAAGTATGAAGGCTTTGATTTATCAAATTTAGATGATGTTAAAGAATTGGATTTATCTTAATATAACAAATTAAAGGACAAGCACATCTAAAACTCAAAAGTAATTACATCTAGTAATTTTCAGCTTAAGAGTAGTAGAAAGTAAATAACAAGTTAATTTAAGGAGGAGAATATATGGATAAAAAAGTTTTAGAAGTATCTCAAATTGGAGATAAAACAAAATTATTTAGAGATACAGAATTAAAATTCCGAGTTAGGACAATTCAAAATGATGATGGAAGTATTTCAATTAATGCAGAAGATACTGCTATAGGGTTTGGTTGGTATCAAATTAAAAGTGCCAAGAAATATCCTAAATGGGAAAGAATTAATAGTTTTATCACTGACTTAGGCTTTTCCCCACAAGTGGAGAAAGACGATTTTATTCCAGAAAGCTTATTCTATATGCTAGCAATGAAAGCGAATAATAAAGCTGCTTATGATTTTCAAAAGTGGTTAGCAGTTGATGTAATACCTTCTATAAGAAAAACAGGATTATACCAAATGCCTAAAATGTCAAAAGAACTACAAGCAATATTTGCAATTGATGAAAGAACAGTTGAATTAGATAGTAGAATCACTAAATTAGAAAATAATACAACAATAGATTATTCACAACAAGAAGAATTAAGAACTCTTGGAACTAAAAAAGTAGTTGCAATATTAGGTGGAACAGATGCACCAGCATATAAAGAACTTAATAAGAAAGTATTCAGTAGTTTTTGGAGAGATTATAAAAGAAAACTTGAAGTTAATTCATATAAGAATACATTAGTAAAAGATTTTGAAACAGGAAAACAAGCTATCATAAATTGGTGTCCAAGCAAGGAAGTATCTTTTATGATTAGAGGTTGTAATGCTCAAATGAGAATGTAAGGAGGAGATATTAAAATGAAATCAACAGGAATTGTCAGAAAAATGGACGAGTTAGGAAGGTTAGTAATACCAATGGAATTAAGAAGGAACTTAAATATTGCTGAAAAGGATGCACTAGAAATTTATGTGGAAGGAGATAACATAATTTTAAAAAAGTATACCCCAGGATGTTTTATCTGCCAGGAAATTGATAATTTAGTTGTTATACCAGATACAAATGTAAGTATTTGTCCAAAATGTTTAGCAAAAATAATTGATAAAGCTGGGAGGTAACTTAAAAATGGTGTATGAATTCTTAAAAGAACTTAAAACAAAGGTTGGAGAAGAATTGTTTACAAACATTCTTAAGGATACATTTGATGATATAAAGTTTAATCGAGTAAGTTTTGGGAAAACTACATCACCAAATAAATTTATAGAAATATGCAAGATATGTACAATTGTTAATTTAAGAATAGGAGGCAGTAATGGGTAGATTAGCAGATTATGTAGAACAAGTAAAAGAAGTGGAGATGTTAGTTCAAGATGAAAGATACTCAAGCAAGGAGGAAAAAAGATAATGAATGAAAACTGGTTTGCATTATATCTAGCTGTAGTTGGAGACAAAAGTTTAGATGCTGCTTTAGGAATAATGGGAATAAGACCTAAAAGAAAATATATTAAAAATTCTAATTTTAAATTGGATGATAGTTCAGTTAAAGTAATAGAATTTCTTAAATTAGAGCATACATGGGATGAAATAGGAGAAATGTGTGGAGTTAAAGGCGAGTTTTTAAGAATGAAAGTTAGAAATTATAAAAAAAATACCAAGGAGCTTTGCAGAGCTGACTTGGTAGGAATAAATTTGAAAAATAATTCAATATCATTATAGCACAGAATGTGGGTGAAATGTATGAGCGATTGTAAAAAATATTATTATTTAAAAATTAAGGAGGACTTTTTTGAGTCAGAAGATATTAAGATACTTCAAAATTTAGATGAAGGATATCTATTTTCAGATATCCTAATGAAATTATATTTAAAGTCTTTAAAGAATAATGGAAAGTTAATGTTTAAGGACCACATTCCATATAATCCTAAAATGATTGCAACAGTTACTAATCATAGTGTCTCAACAGTAGAGAAATCCTTAGTAATTTTTAGAGAAATGGGATTAATAGAAATACTGGATAATGGCGCAATATTTATGTTGGATATTCAAAATTTTATTGGTCAAAGCAGTTCGGAAGGAGATAGAAAAAGAGAATATAGAAGAAGAATAGAAGAAGAAAAAAAGAAATTATTGACTAATGGACAAATGTCCGACATTTATCCACCAGAGACAGAAACAGAGTTAGAAACAGAACTAGAAACAGAGTTAGAACAACAACTAAAAGATTTAGACAAGATTCTTAAAAATAATTTTGATAATAAAGATATAGGATTTATTAAAAAATATTGTAAACAAAATAATGTAACATCTGTTGTTGTTGTTGAAAAATTAGAAATAATAAAATCAATGAAGAAAATTAGAAATAAGGTAGGAGCATTATTAACTGCTATTAAAGATGACTGGCAACCTTCAAATATTGAACTAGGTGCTAACGGATTTCATAACTTTGAAGCTAGAGAATATGATTATGAGAGTTTAGAAAAACAATTATTAGGATGGGATGATAATTAAAGTTAGTTAAGACAGATAATTATCAAGTCACAGTTAAAAATAAAAAAGTTTAGTATTACTAGTAAGGCTAAGAAAATAGTAATTCGTGATTGTCAGAAAGGGTGTAGGATATGAAGTTATTGAAAAGGGATGGAAAACATGAGGGGTTTTATATAACTTTAGTTATTGGAAAAAGAGAAAATGTAAGTTGGTGGAGTTCTCCTCCAAATAAAGTAGATCATGTAGGATTAAGTTATTTGACAGATAGATATCCTTTGATTACTACAAGAAAAAGAGCCGAGGAGTTCAAAGAGTTATATGCAAACTTATGGGTAGATGCTACTAAATATCAAAAAGAATTAATGGAGCATTGCATAGGGCTTAATTACAAAAATAAACCTTATAGAAATTATTTTTATACTGATTGTAATGATAAAGATTGGAATGAACTTGTAGCAAAAGGTTTAGCGAATAAAAGTAAGAAAGAACCTGATAGCCATAACTGCATATATTTTTGGTTAACAAAGCAAGGTGTTGAGTTTATATTAGGAAAATTAATTAGTAATGAAGTTTACAGAGAACTTTAACAAGAAGTCAGAAAGGGTGAAATATTTTGTATAAGCTATGTGGTAAGTGTGGATATTACACAGATAAATGCAAAAATCCTAATAATGTTAATTACAATTCTTTTAGAGATTATTATGATGTATGCAGTAATAGAAAGATACCTTATGAAGAAAGACAAGCTAAGAGTAAAGAAAGAGAATTAAAAGCTTATATGAAGTCAGAAAGGATGTAGCAATGCTAGAAGTTAAAGCATTAGACATAGATGATTGTTGTTATATGTTTAATACATTAGAAGAATTAGTAGATATGCTTAAAGAAGATGATTATGAGTGTATTTTAACTATCAGGAAAAAAAGAAAGATTAGAAGGCTTGAAGTTAAGTTATAAAGTCAGAAAGGTGTGATAAGCCTGATGCCTATATGTAATTGCATATGTGATAGATGTGCTAATAATGTAGATTGTTTATATAGCAGAAAAGTTAGTATAGAAGATTGCTTTAGCTGTGAAGAATGTTATTACTATAGTTTTGATAATAGCAAAAGACTTAACAGAAGAACTGAGTGTAAATACTTTGTTCTGGCAGAAGATTATATAAAGTATAGAATAAAAATTATAAAGTGAGGTAAAGAAATGTTAGAAAAAGCCACAGTAACAATGCCTTATAATGAGCTTAAAGAGTTAGTTGATAAAAATAAAGAATATGAGGATAAATTAGGGAAAATTAAAAATATAGAAACAATGACAGCAGAACAGTTTGAAACAGATCCTTTTAAAAATGGATTAGATGAAATATTTGATTTGTTGGAAAAGGCCAGTAAGCAAACTAGAATTAGTGAAAAACAATATTTTATATATAAAAGCATGGAAAAGTATTGCAATATTTTTGATATACCACTAAAGGAATTATTAGAAGATATTCCAAAAGGAGTATGCAGCTTCAAATGGAGAATATATACCTAATTTTGATAGTAATAAATCTGAATATGAGAATTTAAAAAGAAGTAAAGCAATGAAAATAGAACCCGTTTATACATTAATGATTAATGACGGTGAAGAATATATAAACTGTATGTCAGAAGTAAAAATAAAAATGAAAAACGGTAATGAGCATAAAGGCTTATTTGTAAGTTGTGATGAAGATGGAATGTGGACAGAAGTAGGAAAAGATGAAAGCAATATTATTTTTATAGGGTTTGAGGAAATGGAAATTATAGAGGAAATATAATTCACAATATGTAGAAGGGGTGTAGAAAATGAAATCTAAAGTAGAGACAATATTAGATAATTACAGAATTAAATTAGCAAGAAAAGAAAGATTAATAGAACCTTTTATAAAAAGAAAAAATGAGAGTTTCAGTTGTAACTGGTGTAGTGAAGTTGAGTATGTAAAATATAAACAACTTGAAGCTGAAATTAATTTGCTTAAGATTGTTATTTCAGATTTAGAGTATGTAATAGAATAACTTAAATAGGAGTTATCAGTTAGCTCCTATACTGTTTAAAGTATGTAGTAATTAATAAAATTGATCTTTGAAAATTGAATAGAGTAATATGGTGTTTTGAATATAAAGGCTAATTCTAACATAATATAAAATCATATACTTTTACAGTTGACAAAATTGGGAATAAATCATATTATTATTGATATAATAAATTTTCGGAGATGATAGTATGATTAATAAAAAAGAACACTTAGAAGAAAATATTAATGAAGTTGACAAAATATTAAGTAATCCAAGTATACACAGATATTTAAATATGGTATTTGAGCAAGGAGTAGTGCAGCATAAGAATAGAGGAAATATTGGTGAAAAATATGAAATACAAACATATCCATCATCTAGAGGGTTTTCAAAGATTGCAGAAATAGGAAATATAATTTGTAATAAAAAAGATTTATGGCCAGATGGAGTTAGTGCAGATGTAATATTGGCACAAAGAATACCAGCAATAAAGGCAAAAAATATTATATTAACTTTGAAATCAACCAAAAATCCAGGTTTCTTATGGAAAAAACCTAAAGATTACATGAAGAAATATTCTAAATTAAATAAGGGGATAACACCCCAAATAGAAATAGTAAATGAAGATTTGCAGGAAAGTTTAAATGAATTAGAAGTAAACTTAGGGGCAAAATATTATGGAATACTTGCATATAAGTTAGGTAGCGACGATGTTTTAGAAAATATGCAAGTTATATTTCTAAGTGATAATGCTGATAAAATAGTTCATACTGTAGATATTCCGATTATTTCAACAGCAGGAAAAATAACTACAAAGAACAAATCATTGAAAGATAATATAGAAACAAATAAAGGTGAATCTCTTAGAAATAAAATAGAATTAAAATAATATTTTGTGTTGTAAGTTGGATCGCACAGGAGGAACATTATGAGTTTAGCAGAAAGAAAAGTGTATGGACAGCGAATTAAGCAAGGCAGAATTTTAAGAGGATTGTCCCAAGAGCAGCTAGGTAAAAAAGTTGGCGTTACAAGACAAGCGATATCTAATTGTGAAAAAGATAATATAAATTTAAGTACAACAAACTTATTAAAATTAAGTGAAACTTTAGACTTACCTTTGAGTTTCTTTTATAGAATTCCAGAAGAAGATAATAGTGATAATATAATTTTCTTTAGAAGCAAAGATATTCCTAAGAAAACAAAGGAACAGTTAAGAGAAGAAATAAATATTTTCGATAAAGAGATAGTTAAATATTTTGAGAAATTTGTTAAATTACCTAGTATTAACCTACCAGACTTAAGTGAGATATTAGAAGGTAAAAGTTATAATTATAGAAAAGAAACTATAATGGATATATGTAAGAGAATAAGAGAACATTGGGGAATTGGCAATAAACCGATAGATAATTTGGCATATTTATTACAAGTTAATGGATTTATAATAAGTAGGCAATATATAAATCAAGATAAAACAGATGCATTTTCGCAGAATATAGATGATAAAAAATATATATTTATTAGTGGAAATAAAGAATGTGCAGTTAGAAGTAGGTTTGATTTAGCACACGAATTAGGTCATTTGGTTTTGCATAATAATATAGATAAGGATGATTTTGAAGAAAAAATAATAGAAAAAGATGCTGATTCGTTTGCATCCGAACTTTTATATCCAAGTGAAATTTTTTTAGAAGATATTCAGGATTATTCTTTAGGATTTGAGAGATTTATAGAATTAAAAGAAAAATGGAAAGTATCAATACAGCTATTGGTTAGAAAGTGCAAAGATTTAAAAGTAATATCTGATGAAAAATATATATACTTTCAAAAAAGGATTAGTTTTAATAGATGGAGAAAAAATGAACCATTAGATAATAGGATAGTATCAGAAAAGCCTAGATTATTTGAAGATGTTATAGAATTGTTGATTGAAAAAGAAATTCTTACTAAAAAGGATCTTTTAGTAAATATAAATTTAGATAAAAAGGATATAATAAAGTATTGTAATCTAGATGAAAATTTTTTTGATGATACTTTTTGTGACATAATAAAAATTTATTAATATGAAAAAATACCGTATTATTCAGAATTGAGTAGGCGGTATTTTTTTGTACGCAAAACTAAAATAGGGTAAAGGAGGAATCTTAATGTGGAAGATAGTAATTAAGTGCAAAAATTGCAGAAGCATTGATAGTTGGAAAAGCGAAGGCTTGTGTAAAAAATGTGGATGTAAAGTTGCATATCCTGCATTTTTTAGAGATGGGGCAACTCCTACAAGGTATGGAGAATTAATATCTGCTAAAAGAAAATATAAGTTTTTTGGTAAATGGATTGAAAGCGGATTTAAATTTCAACCTCAAAAATGCTGTTGTAACAATTGCAGTTAATTTGCAACACTAAAAAATCAGGAATATTGCATCAAGTATTTTTGTATTTACTAATAATTTTATCAAGTATAGCAAGTATAGCAAGTATAGCAAGCATTGGATTTAAAATTAAATCCATACTTGCTCAAGGAATAAAGTCCTTAAGAATCCTGCTGAATTATAAGAATAGCAAGCATTGGATTTGTGGCCACAATCCAATTTTTTAAATAATTAGGAATATCCTAAAACCTTATAAAACTGAAATAGATGTTAAAGAATAAAGAGGAGGATAATAAATGACTAAAACAGTAATATTGGAAGATATTGATGTTTCTATTGCAGATGAAGAAGAAGATAAAAGATATGTTGATAAGTTGAATAGAAATATTGATAAGGTAAAGTATTTGAGATTAATTAAAGGTTATACACAAGAAAGAGCAGCTAATATAGCTGGAATAAGTCCAAGACATCTGCAAAGAATAGAAAAAAATTTAAAAATGTCGTGAAAATGTCATAAAAATGTCGTGTTTGTGTCGTGGTACAAGCACGATATTTTTTTTATAATTAATATAAATAAGTAATAAGATAAAAATTTGCAACAAATGTCTTATTTAAAATAAAAAAATGTCACACTTTTGGTATGGAATAACTATATCCATTTTTAGGAGGTATGTATATGTTAGATATAGAAAAAGTAAAAGAAAAGTATCTTGAAGGTTATAATTCTTCTCAAATAGCAAGAACATTAAAATGTAAGCCTAGTACAGTAAGACAATGCATACATAGAAATCTAAAAGAATTTAGAAAATCCAATGAAGCTGAAAAAATAAGGAAAAAAGAAGTTGATAGAATAACAAGGCAAGAATCTAAAAATTATATGAGTGATAAAGATTTTGTTAAAAGAAATAGATCCATATATAAAACTAATAAAAAGAACGGCAATATAGTTCTTAACAAAGATGTTACAGTAAGTTTTGATACACCTAGAAGATTAACAAATGAGTATGCAGCAGATAAAATCAATAAAAATATACTTAAAAGTGATTATAGAAAAGAAAATGATGTTGTTATAATGTAAATTTTAAACCAGTAGTTTTACTGGTTATTTTTATGGGAAGAAGGTGAGTAGATGGAAAGTATTTATATTATTTTAATATGTAAAAGATGTAAAAAAACTACTATTCTTTTGAAAGAAGAAGTTGAAGATACTATAAAAAATAGAAAATACTTATCATGTGCTCATTGTGGTTGTAAGTCATTTAAGAAAGAATTTTCAACTAATAATGCTAAGGATTGTATGAAAAGTAATTATTACAAAAGAATGAATGGATATATAAGGCAGGTGAATTAATGGTGGATGAAGATAAGAAAAGGAACTGGGAAAAAGGAACTGCCTTACCTATACCAGATAATAAATATAAGAGATTTAAAGAAACATTAATAGAGCATAGTAAAAAGTATGCTGACAGAAATATAACATTATTTTTATTAGCTAGGGCTACAGGATATAGATTAGGTGATCTTGTTGGACTTACAATTGGAGAAATTGATGATGCACTAAGTGAAGGATTTTTTCTAATCCAGGAGAGTAAGCAATTTAAACAATGGCAAAGTAGTTTAGCAGAACATCCTAACAGAAAGAAGCCTGATAAAAGAAAAGCTATTATAGGTTCTTCATTAAAAAAATATTTAGAAGAATATATTAAAAATAAAAAAAGAAAAGAATTTGCATTTCCATCTAATAAAGGTGAGGGAGATGAATATATAAGTCAAAAATCATATAGTGCTATATTAAAAGATGTTGGTGAAAAGATTGGATTAAAACATATAAGTGGACATAGTCCTAGAAAGACTTATGCAACTACAATTTATGAAAACTCTAATCATAACATAGAAAAAGTTAGAGTTGCTTTAAATCACCAATCTATAGAAGAAACCAAACGTTATTTAGGACTTAAAGATATTATGTTAGAAGATGCTGGTAAAATAGCTGATAAAGACTTATAATGCGTAAAAAATAAAATGGTACTTATTTAGTATATAAATAAAAAATTCTTACTATTATATGTATCTTAAAAATAGTATCAGTAATTCACCATGTTATTACTTATTGTAAGAAAAATGGGAAAATACATTTAAAGCTAGTAAAATCAATGGTTTTAGCCTTAGTAGTAGATTTTAGTAATCTTTTAAAATAATTTTAGGTCTAAAAACAACTCAAGAACAACTCAACTCAATTAAATATATATGTGTGTATGAATATTTAGTATCAAAAGTGATGTTATTTAGAAAAGTATCAAAAGTTATTGACATTGAATTAAAAATCTTATATATTAGTAGTATCAAATAAAACGGTGGTTAAAATTGATATAAATATATGGGGTGAAAATAAATGAGTAAAATATATGGATACTGTAGAATATCAACAATTAAACAAAATATTGAAAGACAACATAGAAATATATTAAATGCATATCCAAATGCAACAATAGTGGATGAAGTATTTACTGGTACTAAAATTTATGGGAGAAAAGAATTTAATAAACTTCTTGGTATAGTTAATGAAGGCGATATAATTGTATTTGATAGTGTTAGTCGTATGAGCAGAAATGCAGACGAAGGATTTGTAGTTTATGAAGATTTGTTTAATAAAGGAATAGAATTAGTATTCTTAAAGGAACAACATATAAATACAAATACTTATAAAAAAGCTTTAACTAATAATATAAGTTTAACTGGAACTAATGTAGATTTTATATTAGAGGGAATAAATAAATATTTGTTAGCATTGGCCAAGGAGCAAATTAAATTAGCTTTTATACAATCAGAAAAAGAAGTTACAGATCTACATCAAAGAACAAAAGAAGGTATAGAGACTGCAAGATTGAATGGTAAACAGATTGGACAGAAAAAAGGCACTAAATTAATTACTAAAAAGAGTATTGTTGCCAAAGAGCAAATAAAAAAATACAGCACTGATTTTAATGGTACTCTTAAAGATGTTGAAGTGATGAAGTTAATAGGTCTTGCAAGAAACACTTATTATAAATATAAAAAAGAAATAATTAATGAAACAGAAAATCAGAGTATATAGTAAATCAAAGACAGTATTCAAAAATGAATGCTGTTTTTTATTTGCTATATTTTTATGAAAGGAGATGGGGGTATGGCAGGAGCACCACGAGGAAATCAAAATGCTAAAGGTAATAAGGATGGAGCACCACGAGGAAACCAAAATGCTAAAGGAAATAAAGGTGGAGCACCTAAAGGAAATATAAATGCATTTACTTATGGAAATTATACAAAGAGGATTCCAATGGCTGTAAAAAATATAATGGAAGAATTGGTTACAGAAGATCCATTAGATAAATTATGGAGAAGTATTTGCATTCAGGAAGCAAGAATTATTAATATGCAAAATATAATGCATGTTAAAAATAAGAAAGATATAACTAAAGAACTTAAGAAAACTAAATCAATGTATGACGAAGGTGGCAATGAAACTTATAAAGAAGAAGAATATGAAATTCAATTTGCCTGTGATAAAGAAGCTAATTTAATGATTACACAATCAAAAGCTTATGATACATTAGTCAAGTTGATTAAGCAGTATGATGAAATGCTCAATGCTAACAGAGATTTAGCAACAGAAGAACAAAGACTAAGAATTGATAAGCTTAAAGGTGAAGTAAATAAACTTAATGGAAATAAGAATGATGAACCAATAAAAGTAAAAATAGTAGATGATATAGATGATTAAGGTTAAATTAAAATCTATAATTGCATCTAGCTTTTATGCAGCGCACAAAGATATAAAACAGGGACTACACACTCATCATTGGTTCAAAGGTGGGAGAGGTAGTACTAAGAGTTCTTTTATATCTATAGAAATAGTTTTAGGAATAATGAAAGATGCTCAAGAAGGTATTATGTCTAATGCATTAATACTAAGAAGAGTAAAAGATACATTGTCTGAATCAGTTAGAGATCAGATTAAGTGGGCTATTGATATATTAGGCGTTAGTGATGATTGGATTATACCAGAAGCTAAATTGACTATAACATACAAATCAACAGGACAAGTAATAAGATTTAAAGGTGCTGATAATCCTAAGAAGGTTAAGTCTACTAAAGTACCAAAAGGCTATATTAAATATATTTGGTATGAGGAGGTAGACGAGTTTGAAGGGTATGACAAAATTAGGAATATCAATCAATCATTAATGAGAGGTGGTCCTAAATTCTTTGTATTTTATTCTTTTAACCCTCCTGAAAGTCAAAGAAATTGGGCTAACCTGGAGGTATTAGATAAAAGAGAAGATAAACTTATACACCATAGTACCTATTTAACAGTTCCTAGAGATTGGTTAGGAGAACCATTCATAACTGAAGCTGAGGACCTGAAGGAAAAAAATACTACTAAGTATGAACACGATTATCTAGGTAAGGTTACAGGTACAGGAGCAGAAATATTTGATAATGTAGTCATTAGAAAAATATCAGATGAAGAAGTAAGAAGCTTTGATAGATTATATCGAGGTGTTGACTTTGGATGGTTTCCAGATCCTTGGACTTACAACAATATGTACTATAAAGCAAATACCAAAGAACTGTATATATTTGATGAAGCTCATGAGAATAAGAAATCAAATAAGCAGACATATGACATCATGGTCAAAAAGCATGGAGTTAAGCCTAATCATAAAGTTACATGTGATTCAGCTGAAAACAAATCAATTGCAGATTATAAGACCTATGGATTATATGCAAGAGGAGCTATAAAAGGTCAAGGAAGTGTTGAATATAGTATGAAGTGGTTGCAATCATTGAATGCAATAATAATTGATAATGTTAGATGCCCTAAAACTGCTAAAGAGTTCTTAGAATATGAGCATGATAAGGACAAAGAAGGAAAAGTAATAGATGGTTATCCAGATAGAGATAATCATCATATTGATGCGGTAAGATATGCAATGAATGATGTATGGAGAAGAAGAGGTCAATAATTTCGGGTAATTTTTATTTCCCGAAATTATTGTTTTTTAAGCATTTAAGCCATTTGTAAGGCCTTAAATCTACTAAAATGCAATTCAAAAGTTTACTCACCCTAAACTTTTGAATAAAAATGACATTTTAGAATAAAAGCTAGGAGATGATGGTTTGTTTTCAAGATTAAAGGACTTGATAAGGGAGGTAATTAATAAATTGTTTAATAAGAATACAATACAAGATAAATTAAAAGTTGATATTGCATTAACGGATGAATTCGAAAGAGCTATTGACCTATGGGCCAAGATGTTTGAAGATGAATCACCATGGCTTAATGATGATACTAAAAGTATGGGTATTTCATCAAGCATAGCATCAGAAATGGCAAGACTTGTTACATTAGAGATGGAAACAGAAATTAATAATAATGATTTCTTAAATGCAGAGTATCAAATTGTTATTGATAGTTTAAGCAATTATGTTGAGTTTGCGTGTGCAAAAGGCGGCATAGCCTTTAAGCCTTATGTATCTAACGGTCATATAGAAGTTGATATGGTACAGGCTGATAGTTTCTTCCCTACGAATTATAATTCACGCGGAGAAGTAACAGGGGCCATATTCATAGAGGTTAAGCAACAAGGTGAAACAAGATATACAAGACTTGAATATCATAATTTAACCACTGAAGGATATTATATTTCTAATACAGCATTTGAGAAAGAGAACTCAATGGAAGTTAAGGATCATACTGATCTAGGAAAACAAATTCCGCTTACTGATGTAGATGAATGGGCAGAACTTGAAGAAGAAGTATTAATCAAGAATATTGATAAGCCTTTATTTAGTTATTTCAAGATGCCATTTGCGAACACAATAGATTCTTTAAGTCCTCTTGGAGTTTCAATCTATTCAAGAGTAATTAATTTAATTAAGGAAGCAGATAAACAGTACAGTAGAATACTTTGGGAATATGAAGGTTCAGAGTTAGCAATAAACGCATCAGTTGATTGTTTCAAGATGGATGAAGAAGGAAACGCAATACTTCCAAAAGGTAAAGAAAGACTTTATAGGGATATGAATTATGGTGTTGGGGAGTTTAATAAAGCAATAGAAGTATTTAGCCCAGCCATAAGAGATACAAGTCTTTTTAATGGATTAAATAATTTATTAAGAAGAATAGAGTTTAATACTGGGTTAGCCTATGGAACCTTAAGCGATGTGCAGGAAACAGATAAGACAGCAGAGGAGATTAAGAGCAGCAAACAAAGATCATATGCGAGTGTTAAGAAAATACAAAATCAGCTTAAAAACTCATTAGAACAATTAGCTTATGCGATGTCAGTTTGGGCTAGGATTTATGGATTAAGTAATAAATTAGTTAATCCTGATAAAGACATGGATTTCAACTTTGATGATTCTTTAGTAATGGATAAGGATAAAGAACTTGCGAGTATGCAGGCAGATGTAGCTAGTGGAATATTAAGACCAGAAATATATATCATGAAAAAATATGGTGTATCTGAAGAAGAAGCACTTAAGATGATGCCACAGAATGATAACTCAAATGAGCCAGAGGATGATGAAGAATAATGCTAAAGCCTAATCAATTAGGTAAAATACCTAAGGGTTTAATAGAAACTTATCAAGCTTTAGAGGATTTCATAATTGAAGATATATCAAGAAGAATTGCAAAAGCAGGTGTAACTGACACAGCTAAATGGCAGATGATAAGGGCACAAGAGTTTGGAATGGCCAATCAAACATTAAAGAAAAAGATTGCAACAGTATTAAATATAAGTGAAAAGCAAATAAGTAAAATATTCAAAGATGCAGCTATTGAATCTTTAGATCAAGACAATGTTTTGTATGAACAGGCTAAACTTACTGCATTTCACATAGAAACATCACCAGAGCTTAAAGCTTATATGTCAGCTGCAATAGTTCAGACTAAAGGGACAATGAAGAATATGTGCCACTCACTTGGATTTGTACAAGATGCAGGAAATAAAAAGATTGCTAAAAGTCTAAGCAAGTCCTATATAAAAGCATTAGATTTAGCGAATATGCAAGTATCAAGTGGAGTATTAGATTATCATACAGCTGTAAGGCAGGCAGTAAAGAAATTAGCTTCAAGTGGTGTTAATGTTATCAGCTATGAAAGTGGATGGCATAACAGATTAGATGTTGCTGTAAGAAGAGCAGTAATTACAGGAGTTAACCAGATGAATAGGCAAATGACAGATTATACTATGGATATGAATATTCCTAAGGATGAACAATATGCAGAAGTAACAGCTCATATGGGTGCTAGACCAAGCCATCGAGATTGGCAAGGACAGGTTTACAAGATTGAGGGAAGTACAAGCGAATATGCTAACTTAGAAGAGGCAACAGGACTTGGAAGTGTTGATGGTCTATGCGGTGCTAATTGTAGGCACAGTTACTTTCCCTTTATACCTAATATAAGTGTAAGAGCTTATACAGAAAAGAGTCTTAGAGAAATAGATGTGGAGCCCAAAAAGTATAATGGAAAACAATATACTGCATATCAAGCTTCACAGGAACAAAGGAAGTTAGAGAGACAGATAAGACAGTCTAAAAGAGAAATTATTGGATATAAAGCAGCAGGATTAGAAGAGGATTTTACTAATGCAAGTATTAAACTGCAAATGCAGAAATCTGAATACAATAAATTTAGTAATGCAATGGGTATAAGACAGAAGAAGGAAAGACAACAGGTTAATGAATTTAATAGATCTATTGCACAAAAGAGTGCATGGGTTAGTAAGAAAGGATGATTAAAACTATGCATCATTATATTACAAAATATTGTGAGAATGGAAAAAGATATGCGGAGGCTTGGATACAAATAAACCTATTTGGATACTGCTTTTGTGTATTGAAAAGAAAAATTATAATTTAGGAGGAATTGAAAAATGAAAGAATTAAGTACAATCCAAAAGAGAGAAAAATTAAATAGAGTATTTGCCTGTGATGAAGCAGGTCCTGGTGGAGCTAGCCATGAATATGGAATAATGTCTGATAAGGGATTACAAGTACCTAAAGAACAGGTAATAACATTTCAAAAAGGTCCTAGAAATGCAGAGGGTAGTCAACATGGTGCTTGTGATGAAGATTTATTAGAAATGGTAAGGGATAGATTAAAAGCCTTCCAAAGAGGTCCTTATTCTTGTAGAGAAAATGCCTGTGCATTAACACATATAGAAGAAGCCTTACTTTGGTTAAATATGCGTAAGGAAGATAGAATTGAAAGAAATGTTTTAGGTACAAATACTAAGTAATTAAGTCTTAGAAATAAGGCTTATTTTTATGCCTTTAAATAGCTAGGCGTAAAAGAAGCTATTACTCTGCGTGGTCTTAAAACACGTAAAACTAAGTAATGGAGGAATAAAAATTGAAGAGAGAATTTTTAAAAGAATTAGGTTTGGAAGATGAAGTCATTGAAAAGGTAATGGCTGAAAATGGCAGTGACATTCAAAAAGAAAAAGCTAAGACTGTAAAAGCTGAGACAGAAAGAGATACTTATAAGGGGCAACTTACAACTACACAAGAAACTCTTAAGACATATGAGGATATGGATATAGATGGGATTAAGAAGAGTGCGAAGGAACTTCAAGAAAAATATGATAAAGATACTCAGGAGTTGCAAGCTAAGCTTAGTAAGCAATCTTATGAGGTATCAGCTAAAGAGTATTTAGGTCAATACAAATTTGCTAATAAGAGAATAGCTGAAAGTATTAAATCTGACTTTTTATCTAAGGAATTTAAACTTGAAGAGGGGAAGTTCTTAGGGGCAGATGATTATATTAAGGGATTACAAGAGAGTGAACCGGAGTCTTTTGTATTAGAAGAAGATGATGAAGAAAAAGTTCCTACTATTGTGAAGTCAACAGCAGGTTCTAAGCCAGGTAAAAAGATGTCATTAGAAGAGGCTATGCAATATGTAAATACGCACCCTGATACTGACATAACAACATTAATTTAAAGGAGGGCGTTATAGATGCCAAGTATTTTTAACAATAAAAACTTTAATGGTGAAGTATTTTCAAAGTACATTGATACTTTACCAAATCTAAATAGAAATGAATTATTAAAGTCAGGTGCTGTAAGACAGAGACAAGATATTGCAGGAACATTTACAGATCAAGTAGGTGGAAATTACGCAATTATTCCTATTACTGGTAGAATTGGTGGAGCTGCATTAAATTATGATGGTTCTACTGATATTACTGCAACTGGAATTGGAACTTACACACAAGGTAGAATTGTAGTAGGTAGGTCTAAGGCCTGGATGGAAAAAGACTTTAGTTATGAATTAACTAAAAAGAATTTCATGAATGAGGTTGCAAAACAAATAGGTGAGTATTGGGACGATGTAGACTTTGGAACAATTATTTCAACTTTAACTGGTGCGTTTAATATGACTGGCAAAGGAAATACGGACTTTGTAAATAATCATACTTATGATATTTCAGAAAATAAAGATGCAACAGGCAATTTTTCAGCTACAACTCTTAATAATGCAATGCAAAAAGCGTTGGGAGATAAAAAAGCTAAGTTCACAATGGCATTTATGCATTCAGCAGTTGCTACTAATTTAGAAAATCTTAAGTTACTAGAGTATATGAAATATACTGATGAAAATGGAATTGAAAGAAACCTAACTATTGCAACATTAAATGGTAGAGCTGTCCTTATTGATGACAATATGCCAACAGAAGAAGTTGCTGAGAGTGAAAGCGGTAAAGGCGATGGATATACTAAATACACTTCATATGTAATGGGTGAAGGTGCTATCGAGTATACTGATTGCGGTGCTAAGACAGCATACGAACCATACAGAGAACCATTAAAAGATGGTGGTAGGGATTATCTAATTGGAAGACAAAGAAAGATATTCGCACCTTATGGTATTTCCTTCAAGAATACAGGAATTATTTCGCCTACAGATGCACAATTAGAAGCAGGTTCTAACTGGGAATTAGCTAATGACAATGCAAGCTCTTCTAAAGAATATATTTCACATAGATTAATTCCAATAGCTAGAGTAATCACTAGGGGTTAGTATGATAGGCTATGTAGATTATAATTTTTATAAAGAATCCTTTGGAGGAAATACTATTCCAGAGGGTTCTTTTATTAAATTTAATCTTAAAGCTAGTGCTTATGTAAATAAAATTACATTTGGAAGAGTTAAAAAGTTAGAAGAGATACCAGAAGAAGCTAAATTTGCTGTTTGCGCTACTATGGAAGTAATGAAAAAAATTGAAGATGATGGCGGAGTTATTTCTAGTGAAACTGAAGGTAAGCATTCTGTAAGTTATGTAGATGGAGTATCCACAATGAGTGAAGAAAAGAAAATATATGAAACTGCAATGTTATTTTTAGCAAATACAGGATTACTTTATAGAGGAGTTGATAGATAGTGAAAACTAATACTATAGCAACTTTATATAATCACTATACAGATAAAGAAACAGAGCGAACAGTATATAAAAGAACTGTAATAACAAGTGTAAATTGGCAAGAAGAACAAAAAACTGTTGTAACAGATAAGGGATTGGTTAGTGTTAATCAGATTAATGTATTTATTCCGTTTCAATCTGATTTCGAAGGTAAAGAGCATATAGGACCTAAAGCTTATAAAAGACTTTCAGAAGAGGAAAAGAATAAATATTTCACGTTTGACAATGATGATTTCATAGTAAAAGGTGAAATAGATGGCTTTGTAACGGTTGATGCGCTTAAAAAGTCTTATGATAATGTAGCTACTATTATTTCTACCCTTATATGTGATAAGGGTAGTTTAGCTATAAGACACTATGAAGTAGGTGCTAAGTAATGGGATTTAAATTAAAATTTGATGATTTAACACAGATAGCATTAAGAAGAAACTTACAGAAAGATGGAAAAGCGCAACAATTTCTTACCAATGAAATTGCCAGGTTATCTGATGATTATATACCAATGGATTCAGGAACACTTAAAAATAATAAATCTATAACTCAACATTCTATTACGTATAAAAGCCCTTATGCTTGTAGGCAATGGTATGAAAATAAAGGTGCTAGTGGTGGTAGAAGAGGAAAAGAATGGACTAATAGAATGTGGCAAGATAGAGGGCAAGAAATAGTTAAATCTGTTGCAGATTTAGTTGGAGGTAAAACTAAATGACAATCATAGAGAGCTTAAGAAAATATATAAAAACCTATCCAGGATTAAAAGAATTTGAAGATACAGTAAAAGTGAATGTAGATAAGCTTGAAAAAGATGCAACAGTATACAGCATAGATGAAACTGTATGCAATCCAATCTTAAAGAAATTTGTAGATGGATCTAGTGAAAGACAATTCGTATTTGTATTTGCAAGCAGAGAGTTTTATGGACAAGATGTATTTCAAAACATAGATAATATAGGATTTTATGACAAGCTATCTGACTGGTTAGAAGATAACACTAGAAGAGGTATATTACCACAATTAGAAGATGGAAAACAAGCATTAAGTATTAAAGCTATTTCTAATGGCTATGCATTTAATACTGATGAAACATTAGCAAGATATCAAATACAAATTCAATTAAAATATTATCAAAAATAGGAGATGATTAAACATGAAAAAAGCAATGAGATATGACATAGCTGACTATTTAAATATAGGAGAAAAAGGTTCTGAAGCAGCAACTTACGTTTTATTAGGAACAGGAGTTAATACATTAGATGAATCTGTAGGCGCTCAAACAGATTCTAAGACTTATATTAATGATAAGACACAAACAACAACAGTAAAAGGGTATCAGACAGAGTTTCCATACGATACAGATATGGTTTTAGATGAAGAAGCTGGAATGGCATTATATAAAGTTGGTAGAGATCATTTAACTGGTCAAGAGGCTGAATTTGATTATGTAAGAGTTGATTTATACGATCCAATAAAAGAAAAACCTAATTTGTTTAAAGCTAGAAAGTTCAAAGTTGCAGCAGTTGTTTCAGATTCTAAAGGTAATGGTGGAGAGGTTATGGTTAACACTGGTACATTATCTTGTGTAGGTGATCCAACTCAGGGATATTTCGATACTACTACTAAAAAGTTTAGTGAAACAATACCAGAAGCACAAAAATAAAAATTTAGGAGGATTAGAAGATGGGATTTAGATTTGCAGAAAGAAATATAATTAATATAGAAATAGAGAACAACACTTTTAAAGTTCAATATAATCAAGAACTTTTAAGTAATATTACAGCTATAAGTGTTAAGGCGCAGGAAGTAAGCAAAACATTAAAGGATAATGATGCTGAAAGTATAAATAATGCTTGCAAGGTGGTATATGAAGGAATAGATACAGTGCTAGGCACATGTTCAAGTAAAAAAATATTTGAAGGTAGAGATCAAGACATTATGGAAAGTATAGATGTATTAATGTACATCTTTGATGAAATTAATAAGTTTAAGAATAAGAAGTTATCTGAAATGAAAAATAGGGTTCCTCAGAACAGAGAACAAAAAAGAAATAAACAATTTAAACATAATAAATAATGAGTTTATTAACATCTAAACTTCAAACAAGTATTTTGATTGATGATATAGAGTTCCAGTTGAACACCAACTTTAGGAACTCTATTATTTTTGAGGAGCTTATACTAAATGAGGATATAAGAAAACAAGAAGTTCAAGAAAAGGCTATAAAGCTTTATTATAACCAACCTATTATTGATAAGTTTAAGAATACAGCATTACAAGGAATAATATGGTTCTATTCATGTGGTAGACCAGAAGAAGAGACAGAAGGAAAAAAAGAACAACATAGCAATATTAAAAGTAGTGATATTTATTCTTTTAAATATGATGATGAATATATTTATAGTGCTTTTTTAGATCAATATGGTATTGATTTACAAGATATAGACTACTTGCACTGGTGGAAATTTAAGGCTATGTTTAAAAGTTTAAAATCTGATAATAAAATAGTCGAGATTATGGGATATAGAAGTATGGATTTAAATTCTATTAATGATAAATCACAAAAGGATTTCTACAAGAAAATGCAAGATTTATATAAACTCCCAACTATTATTAATAAAGGTGAATTTGAGAAGCAAAAAGCTATCGAAGATGCACTTCTTAGTGGTGGTGATTTAAGTGGCATATTGTAAACTTATAGAAATAATGATAAAATTATTAAAATAGTAATTATTGCCAAGGAGTGAATCAAATGATTTTCGGTAAAAAGAATAAAAGTGGTAATAGAGCAGTGAATCTTTCTTATATTGATGGAATAGAAAGTTACAATAAAGGAACAGCAGTTTCATTGAGTATGGAAGAAAACCACTTAATCATGGAAGCTAGAGTGTATAAAAAACCACCAGTTCATTTAGAATATGAACAAATTACTGGAATTAATGTAATAAGTGAAAAGGAAGTAATAGAAAAGAGTAAAAGTACATTTGGAAGAGCAGTTGCTGGAGGTGTACTACTTGGTCCTTTAGGTGCAATTATTGGTGGAATATCTGGAGTAGGTAATAAAAAAATAAGTGAAAAACATTATTATTTAATTTTAAATTATAAATCACAATTTGATGAAATAAAGGTTATTAGCTTTGAGATAGTTGGAGCTAGTTTGCACTGGTCATCATTTGTTGATGAATTAAAAGCTAAAATTAATACTATTAGCATAGAAGAAAATGAAATATTTTTATAAGAAGTAAGCACTTATTTATATAGGTGCTTTTAGTATGCACTTTTTTAAGAAGGTGATTAAAATTAAGGAAATAAGATGTAAAAACTGTAATCAGCTATTGCTTAAAGCTGATGAAATAAAAGGGGAGATAAAATGCCCTAGATGTAAAAAAATCAATAAGTTAGATTATTCAAAAGACAGAGCTTAGAGCAGCACACTAATTTATTAGGAGTAGTTAGCCAATGCCTGCTTTTTTTATTTTATAAAGAAAGTAGGTGGAAAATAGATGGCAGATGGTACAGTTGTTATTGACACTGAGCTTGATAATAGCGGAATAGAAAAAGGATGGAAGGAAGCTAATACAAGTGCTAAAGCACAAGCAGCTAAACTTGCAGCAGAGTATAAAAAGCAAGGTATGAGTGCTAGTGAAGCATTTAAAAAAGCTTGGTCTGAAATTGAAAGAGACTCAAAAGAAAAATCAAACAAAACAAGTGATAATTGGAGTTCATGTTCTGATAAATTAAAAGGTATAGCGAGTGAAGCTGCTAAAATTGTAGCTACTAGCATAGCTGGGATTGGAACAACTCTTGGGGGCATAGGAGCTTATGCAATAAAGGTTGGTTCTGATTTTGAAGCAGGTATGTCTAAAGTAAAGGCTATTTCAGGGGCAACTGCATCAGATATGGAATTATTAAGTGCTAAAGCTAAAGAAATGGGAGCTAGCACAAAGTTTAGTGCTACTGAAAGTGCAGAGGCTATGCAATACATGGCTATGGCTGGATGGAAAACAGAACAAATGATTGATGGTATTGGTGGTATTATGAATCTTGCGGCAGCTGATGGATTGGATTTAGCAACTACATCAGATATAGTTACGGATGCACTAACCGCATTTGGATTACAAGCTAAAGATTCAACTCATTTTGCTGATGTTTTAGCACAAGCAAGTTCAACAGCGAATACCAATGTAAGCATGTTAGGGGAGTCGTTTAAATATGTGGCTCCAGTTTGTGGTTCCATGGGATACACAGCAGAGGATACAAGTATAGCACTTGGTATAATGGCGAATAGTGGAATAAAAGCTAGTCAAGCAGGTATGACTTTAAAAAATGCTATTGTAAACATGGCATCACCTACAAGTAACATGCAAAAAATAATGGACCAGTATCATCTATCTCTTACCAATACTGATGGTAGCATGAAATCTCTTAAAGAAGTAATGGATATGTTAAGAGATAAAATGGGTGGACTAGATCAAGCTACTCAAGCGGCGGCTGCAAGTACACTTTTTGGAAAAGAGAGTATGGCAGGTATGCTTGCTGTTATTAATGCAAGTGATTCGGATTTTGATAAGTTAACCGATGCAATCAATAATGCAGATGGAGCAGCACAACAAATGGCTGACACAATGAATGATAATCTTCAAGGAAAGATTACATTACTTAAATCTGCATTAGAGGGAGTTGGAATAGCTCTTTATGATAAATTTAAAGAACCTCTAAAAGATGCTATAGACACAGCTGCTGATTCTATGAGTTCATTGGTTGAAAGTATATCCGGTGGAGACTTGAGTGGTTCTATTGATAAAATAGCGGACGGATTTTCAAAATTAATTATTAATGTAAGTGATTTTGCTGCTAATGCATTACCCACGGTGTTAGAGGGTTTTGCATGGTTGCTTGATAATTCAAATACAATTGCAACAGGAATTGTTGGCATTGGAACAGCTATGCTTACATTAAATGTTGCTAATATGATAAACGGAGTTGTTAAAGCCTTTCAAGCAGCTAGAGTAGCAGAAGAAGGATTAACAGTTGCACAATGGTTATTAAATGCAGCCATGGATGCTAATCCTATAGGAATTGTAATTTCTATTATAGCAGGATTAGTAGCAGCAATAATTTATTTATGGAATACAAATGAAGGATTTAGAAATGCAATAATCGGAGCATGGACTGCTATATGTGATGCAGCTAGTAGTATATGGGGAAGTATATGTAGTTTCTTTACTGAAACAATTCCTGCTGCATTAAATGCATGTATAGATTTTATATCTAGCAACTGGCAAAATTTATTACTATTACTTGTAAATCAATTTGCTGGGGCCTTTGCTCTTTTATATTCAAATTGTGATGGCTTTAGAGAATTTATTGATCAATTTGTACAATCGGTGTGTGATTTCTTTACTGAAACAATACCAGAAGCACTTCAAAGTACTGGGGAATGGTTTTCACAATTACCAAACATGATAGCTTATGGATTAGGTGCAGCTGTAGGAGCTATAGCGGAGTGGTGTGTTGAATGTTATGACTATTTAAGTACTAATATTCCAGTGTGGATTGACAGTATTGGTACTTGGTTTTCAAATCTTCCAGATGCTATATCAACATGGTTATCACAAACAATAAGTGATATAGGTACTTGGGGAAGTAATATGCTAAATACAGCTATAAACTGGGTGTCTAATATTATAAGCAGTATAGGAAACTGGTTTTCTCAATTACCTAGCAGTATTTCAAACGGTTTAAGTAGTGCCTTGAATGCATTAATAAACTGGGGAAGTAATATGCTTTCTAGTGCAGTTAGTGCTTGTAAAGAAATAGTAGATGGGATAGTTAATGCATTTATAGATTTACCAAGTAAAATGGTTGAGATAGGGAAAAATATTGTCCTTGGAATAAAGGATGGTATAAAAAATGCATGGGATTCTATGACTGGATGGATAGGTGGTTTATGTACTAGCTTTGTGGATGGTGTAAAGTCGCAATTTGATATTCATTCACCATCTCGTGTTATGAGAGATCAAGTAGGTAAATGGATTCCACTGGGAATTGCAGAAGGCTTAAAGGCTACAACAGGAAACTTATTAGATACGGCTACAGATATATGCAAACAACTTTCTAATACATTTACTAGTGAATTAAATGCAAACACAGCACAAAGATATATAGATACTATTTCAAATTGGGGTGGGAGTTTTGCAGTTTTAGCAGAAGAATTGCAAAATGCTAAAGATGCAGTTGAAATATCAAATGCAAAAAGTATAGACGATAACATATGGTATAGAGATGCAAAGTATAGACTAGAAGATGTTAAATCTAAGCTAGAAGAATTATCTGAAACTATTAGTGATACAGAAGATAAATCTACTAAGGAAAGTCTACAAACACAGCAAAAAGCATTACAAAAACAACAAAAGATTATACAAAAAGAAGTTGATTACTACAAAGAAGCAGCTCAGGAAGAAATAGATGTATGCAAAGAAAATGCAAAGCAGCAATTAAATATTGCAAAAGAAAAGCAATCTAAGTTAGAGCAATTGATAAAAGGTGTAACTACTGCATTAAAAGAACAACTTAATCAGCAAAAAGAAGCTACTATAAATGCTATTGAAGCTGAAATGGATGCAGAGGAAAAAAGATATAATAAAAAGATTGCTAATATAGAGAAATCTACTAAACGAAAAGTTGAAGCGGTACAAAAAGAAATTGCAGCTTTAGATGAAGAAAAAGAATCTGAAAGTAGATTAAAAGAAATACAAGAATCTAAAAACAATATTGCAGTTCTTGAAGCAAAGATGGCTAATACAAAGTCAGAAGCTGATAAAAAAGCATATGCATTAAAAATTAAAAATGCTAAAGCGGAACTTTCTAATAAACAGAGTGATTGGGATAGAGAAGATGCCAAGAAGGAATTACAAGAAAGAATAGATGATCTTAATGTAAAAGCTGATACTAAAAAGCAACACTTAAAAGAAGATTATGAAGAAACTAAAAAGCATTATGAGAAGCAAAAGAAAGCAGCAGAAAATTATTATAAAACTCTTTTAGATACAGATAATTTAAATGCTCAAGCTAGATATGTACTATTAACTAATAGTAATGAACAGTTGGTACAATTATTAAACTCTTACGCTCCAAATTGGCAAAATGCAGGGCAATCTCTTGCAGATAGTCTTATTAATGGACTTAACAGTAAAAAGCAAGATATGGCTAATGCAGTACAAGAATTAACAAGTCTTAGAAGTAAGCAGGTAAGTGGATATGCAACAGGAACATCTTATAATAGATTAGCAGGTACGTATACAGTGGATGAAAAAGGCTTTGAATTATCTACTAATAATAATCCAGTCGCTTATGTTTCTAAAGGTGCAGGAATATTAAATCATATGCAATCTTTAAAAGCAATTAAAGATGAAGTATCAAGTCAAGTTGCTAATCAAATGTCTATACTTAGAAATATAGTACAAGGTCAGCAACAACAAATGTATGCACTTGCAGGCGCTATGGCAGGAGTAGTTAATAATAGTAGTTCTATTCGTGAGGGAGACATAAACTTCAACGTAGATAAATACTACAACAATACTAAATCTGATATAAAAGAAACTGCAGAAGAATTAGGATTCTATGCTCAAAGAAAGAAAAGATGCTAAGGAGGGATATTAGTTGAGACATACTCTTATATGGAATGGTAAAACAGCAGAGGATATGGGATTAAAAATAATATCCCTTCCTCCAATTCAATTATCTACAGAAAGAATAGATGAAAAAGAAATTGAGGGTAGAGAAGGAACTCTTACTTTTATAAATGGTTATACAAGTGATGAAAAAACAGTTGAATGTGATTATAAAGGAAACAAAACTTGGAAAATTGCGAACTGGTTACAAGGTAGTGGAAAAGTTATTTTTGGAAATATGGAAGATAGATACTATAAGGCACGAATTAGCAATGTAGTTCCAATAAACCAGGTATTAGAAAACTATTTATATAATTTTCAAATTAAGTTTAAATGCAAGCCTTTTGGGTACCTTTTAGAAGGAAATTATCCTATAGAAATTATTAAAAGTGGTACAACTATTTATAATGGTAAGGCTACTTATAAAAGCTTACCACTAATTACTGTTTATGGAACTGGTACAGGAGTTTTAAAGGTCAATAATACAAGTTATGCTATAACAAATATAGGTACTTCAATAACGCTAGATTCTGAATTAGAGGAAGTACTAGGAGATAAAGGGCAATACTTCGAATCAGACAAATTTCCGATATTAGAAGTTGGAGAAAATAATATCTCTTGGTCTGGTGGAATAACTAAAGTTGAAATAGTTCCTAGATGGAGGTGTAAATAATTGATAAAGTTATTTGGAGCAAATGAGACTAATTTTAAGCATTGCAAATGGGTACTCAGCGAGGTTTTAAGTGTATATATAACAGAAACTACAGAGGGTAACTTCGAATTAGATTTGGAGTATCCTCTTTTTGATTCTAAAAATTTATCTAGGTATTTAATTAGAGGAAATATTATAAGTTGTGAATGCTATGATAATAGACCAGATCAGTTGTTTAAAATTAGAAAAGCTAATAAAAGTACAGAAAATAAAGTGATAACTGTATATGCAGAAGCTATAGGAAGAGCTGATGCAGATAATAATTATATTCCTGGATTAGAAATACCTAAAGGAAAAACACGTAGAGAAGCTTTGCAAATAGTATTAAATAATAGAGCTGATAAAAGAAGAAACTACACTATAGGAAGTTTAGACACTAGTACTAATACAAATGTAAATCTTGGCTTAGACGATAATGGAAATATTATTAACTATGTAGATATTGCTGATAAGTCTCTTTTAAAAGCAATATTAGAAGAGAGTACAGATAGTACTAATTCATCTATCTATACAGCTTATAAAGGTGAGGTTATCTGGAATAATTTTGAGATAAATATGGTAGATGAAAGAGGAAAAGATAATAGTTTTATTATTAAGAGTGGTAAGAACTTAGAATCTTTAGAAGAAGAAATATCTGATATGGATGATAATTTTGCTACAGCATTAGTAATGAAGTCTAGTGATGGTTTATTCTTACCAAATCAAGAAATTATATATAGCCCTAATGCTAATAAATATGATAGGTATTTCTATAAAACAATACCCTGTGATGATGTATCTCTTGAAGATCTTATAACAGAAAATAGTTCTGATAAAGATATTGAAGAAGCTAAGAAAGTTGTATATGAACAACTTAGAGAAAGAGCTGCTAAACAATTTGCTAATGGAATAGATAAGCCACCTACTAATTATACAGTTAATTTTATTCAACTTGCTGATACAGAGGAGTATAAGGATTATGCGAAACTAAAAAAGTGTGAATTAGGTAATAATGTTACAACTATTTATTCTAAAATAGGAGTACGATCAGAAGGTAGAATAATTAGAATTAAATATAATGTACTTACTAAAAAAATAGAAGAAGTTGAAATTGGGGATAGGCTTAAAAAGTCTATAGTAGATAATATAAATAATACAGAAAACAAGGTTGATAATGTAGAGGATAAGGTAAATGACAATAAGAATGACTTAAAAAAGACTAAAGTTACTATGGAAAAATATAATAATTCAATAGTGCTAAAAGTTGAAAATTTATCTAAAGACACTATGGCCAAGATTGAAGTTTTAGAAAAAGAGATAGTTGCAAAAGTAAGTGAAGAGGAAATGTGGTCTTTAATAAAACTTAATCCAGGCAAAATATTACTTGCAGTAAATGATGAAAAGAATAGAACAGATGTAATTATTGATACAGATGGGTTAACTGTTGAAAATGGTAAATTTAAAATATTTGATGAAGATAGTAGACAGGTATTCGGAGTATCTAAAGCAGGTACAGTAAAAATAGCTAAAATATTAAAAGTTGAAACTAAAAGCGATTTAACTGCTGAGTTAGACGGTTTTGGATTAATATTTGAAAGTGGAAATAAGAGCGCAGGAATTGAATTCAATTATGAAAAAGGTGATTTAGATATAACAACAGATAGATATTTAAGAATAAATGGAGAAAAGCTAGAAGATGTAATAAGAGCTGTACTAAAAAATGAAGGATTAATATAAAAAAGAAAGGATGATTAAATGAATATACATGAATTACCAACACTTAAAGTTGATTTAAAAGATAATTATGTAGTTGAAGCAGTATGTAAGCAATTAGATGATTTAATATTATCCTTTGAAATCTACAATAGTTATATACCAATAGATTTAAGTAGTTTTGATATAGAACTAAGAGCATTAAAAAGTGATAAAGTTCCAGTAATCCAGGATACTGATATTGTAATAACTAATAATAAATTAAAAATAAAGTGTAATCCACAACTTACAACATCTAGTGGCATAGTTAAGGCAGAATTAGAATGTATAGAAAAAATAACTAAGGAAAAGAAATTTAGCTTTGATATAGAAATAGAGGTTAAACCATCTGTATTAGAAGTTAATAGAAGCATAAGTACACCTACATGTACATTAATGGAGAGACTAGAAAAAGATTTAGATAAAGTTAGAGATCTAGAATTTAACTTTAATGAAGCTGATAAATTAAACAGAGAATTGAAGAATACTACAATTCCTACTGGAAATACATTAAAAACTAATTTAGACAATTCTATTTCAACTGGAACAACTTTAAAAAATGATATAGATAATAGAATAGTTACAGGAAATAAATTAAAAACAGATATAGATAATAGTTCTACTGTAGCTACAACTAAAAAGGAACAATTAGATGGTGCTAATGTACAAGCTAAAAAGAATATTGAAACTTTAAATAGTTTTGGAGATGCAAGTCAATTAACTAAAGATGTAACTACATTAAAAACTAAAGTCTTAGAAAACACATTAACATCTATAGAAACAGATTCTACCCTAACTAAATTAGATAATTGCGAAAATGGTTTTGTTCGTAATATGCAGATAAAGGGAAGAACGTTGCAGAATTTATGGAATAATGAAAATGTAGTTAATTTAAAAAATGACACTATGTTAATTCAAACAATTTCTACTGATGATTTTAGAATAAACATGCTAAAAGATAATATTGAATATTCAATAGTTAATTTATCTAATAAAAAAACAAGAGCAGATATAACAACTAAAAATAGTAATACTTATGTAAAAACACTTTATATAGAACCACATTCAATACAAAAGTTCACAATTTCAAGTCAGTATATATCTTCTTTTTATGGATTAATTTCAGAAGGCTGGACTAATACTGATTCAGATAAAGATATATTTAAAAAAGCATGTATGATACTTGAAGGTGAACTAAAAGAAGTACCAAGCTACTTTGAAGGAATCAAGAGTGTAGGCGAAGCAGAAGGTAATAAAATTAGTATTTTAACAACTGGTAAGAATTTATGGGACGGAACTTATCAAAAAGCATATGTCGGAGCTGAAAATGGAAGGACTTATAGAAATGACGATGCTTGTAGAGCGACAATAGTAAAATGTAAACCAAATACTAATTATATTTTTTCTAAACAATCCGAATCAGATAGAAAGACAATGGCTTGTTTTGATAATTTTCCAGTAAATAATTCAGTTGCTACAAAATCAGTTTTGTCAGATAAAATAACAACTGATGCAAATAGTAAATATTTAGTTGTGTATGTATCTACTAATAGAGAAGAACCTTTAATACAAATAGAAGAAGGTACAGAAAGTACAGCTTATGAAGAATATAAAGAAGATAAAACAGAAATTCTATTGCCTTCTCCTCACATGGGGTTGCCTGACGGGGTTTCTGATATTGTTGATTTTGATAAGAATGAGAGAATAAAAAATGTTGATAAAATGATACTTGATGGTACTAGAGGATGGACTGTTACTGGTGTAGAAAAACCTAATACTATTGAATTTCAATATAATTTTCCTATAATAGCTAGAAGTAGTTACTTATTATCTGATAAGTTCATATTTCGTGATGCTGATTTTTTATGGAATAGTGATGTTGAAGGAATAACTTGTAATCCTACTAGAAACATTCAAATAAAGATATTAAAATCTAAACTATCTACACCAGATGTCGCAGGATTTAAGAAGTGGTTACAAGCTAATCCAACCACAGTTTATTACCAATTAGCAGAGCCTAAAACAGAGAAACTAAACATTAAAGATACCTTACAAAGCTTTGAAAATGGATATATACAACTAGATAATGCTATTACTCCAACTACACAATTGGAATATAGTACGAACATTCCAAGTGCGATTGGTGGATTAACTAAAGTAGTGGATCATAATGTAGATGAAATTACAAATATAGAATCTACTATATCTGATATGGACGCCGAGATTGGAGAAGCTAGAAAAGGTAAAACTACTTTGGAAGAAAGATTAGAAGAAGATAGAATTAACATTTTAAATGAAGTAGAAAAAAATACTAATAATATAGCCAAAATAGATAATTTTCTCAAAAGACCTATTATATTTCATCCAGATGGCACAGATTTAAATACAGTAACACAAACTGGACTCCATAGAATTATGACAGCAGTGAATTCACCATTAGGCAGTGCCATGGATTTTATGGTGGATGTTTTTAATCCTTTTGAAGGAAACAATTCCGTAATACAAATGTGTTATTGTCTGTGGGAAGGTGCTGATATCATTTATGAGAGAAAATTTGTAAACAATAAATGGTATATAAGAAAAATAATACCTACAGATGATACAGGATGGATTGATTTACCTTTGACAAATGGCATCACTGTAGATGGAAATATAATACCGCAATACAGAAGAGTAAATAATCAAGTTTTTATTTGTGGAAGTATCTTAGGAGTTGACTCAAGTGCTAAGACAGTAGCAACTTTACCAGTAGGGTTTAGACCTTCAAGAGCTAATTATTATGTTGGGTTTACAACAGGAACTTATACAAATGCAATCCGTATAGATTCTAATGGTAATATAATTGTGCAAAGTAATTCGTCTGGCACCTATGATCCAACCCGTTTTGCTACACTTGGAACAAATTTTATAATATAAATTAAGGAAGTGAAAAAATGTATTTGCATAAAACAATAATAGATAATCAGGGGGTTATAATAGAAAAATGTGTTTTGTTTATAGATAACAAGTCACATGAGTTTGAAATTACAGAAGATATGAAAATAGTAGATAGATATACTCTTGATAATGAACTTATTAAACCTAAATGGGATTTTGACAATAAAAAATGGATAGAAAGTGCTACCGAGGAAGAAATTCAAGAATGGGAAGAACTAAATAAACTAAATCCTAAAGAACCAAATGAAGTTGAACAATTACAAAAACAATTATTAGAAACACAAAATATGGTATTAGAGTTGCAATATAAATTAACAAATAAAGATTTAGACATTAAATAAATTAATATAAATGAAAGGAAAGATGTAGAATGTTATACAATGTAATTAAAAACTTAATTAATCACAATTATTATGAGAAAGAGGATATGACTAATAAATTAAATGTTTTTATGTTAGTAAATCAAATAGCCCAAGACCAATACTTGGAATTGTTAGCTATGATTAATCCTGTTGAAAAGAAAGAGGAAGTTAAGGTTGATAAGGTTGAAGAAAAGCCAAAGGATAATATAGAAATAACAGAGGATAAGAAAGTAGAAGAAAACACAACAGTTTAGTTCGCAATAGCAAAATAGGATGAAAATTTAAAGAGCAATGTACCAGGACCGAATAGGTCTTTTTTTATTGCTCTAAAAAGGATTTAATGTTAATATATAGAATTTAATATTATAAAACTTAAGGAGGGATTTTTATGACAGGTTCATCAAGAGGAATAGAATCAGGTGGAACATGGGGAATTGACTCAGGCAATAGTTGGGGCTAAAATCAAAAATTAAAGATAGTTTTAAACTGTCTTTTTTATTACTTAAAATTAGAAAGAAGGTTTATAAATGGAAAAAATTTTAAATGTATTACGTTATCTAGTTGCAATAATAGGAACAGGACTTACTTGGTTGTTTGGAACATGGGATATGGCATTAATTATTTTAATAATATTTATGGCTTTAGATTATGGGACAGGAGTTTTAAGAGGATATATAAATAAAGAGTTGTCAAGTAATGTTGGTTTAAAGGGTATAGCAAGAAAAGCAGTTATACTTATAGTTCTCATTGTAGCTGTATGTTTAGATAGACTTATAAATACTGGAGAGTGGATTTTTAGGACGACCGTTGCTTATTTTTATATAGCAAATGAGGGCTTAAGTTTAATAGAAAATTGTGCAACACTTGGTGCACCAGTTCCAGAAAAATTATTAGATGCACTAGCACAACTTAAAGATGGAGAAAAAAAGCAATTTAGATAGTATTTTTAAGCTAACTAAATTATTCTTTTATATTAATAAGGAGGAGATTATATGTCTAATTGGAAATGGTGTGTTGAAGATACTAATGGAAAAGTTATAAAAGGTTGGTATGAAGACAACGGAACTTGGTACTATTTAAATGATGAAGGTGTAATGCAAACAGGGTGGTTAGAAGATAAAGATGGTCGTTGGTATTACTTAGATGAAAGTGGAGCTATGAAAACAGGTTGGTTAAAGGATAATGGTAAATGGTATTATCTAAATCCTATAGGCAATGGTTACAAGGGAGAAATGTATGGTAACTGTACCGCTACTATAGAAGGAAAAGAATATAAATTTGATTCTACTGGTGCATGGATAGAAGATAGTTTAGTAAGTTCTAAAGGAATAGACTTTATAAAGTCGTGGGAGGGTTTTTATCCTAATAAGTATTATGATTGTGTTGGTGTTTTAACACAAGGTTACGGATTAACAGGAGATGAAATAAAAAATCTTCCAGAACAAATTTCTGAGTCTGAAGCAGCTGCATTATTAAAAAAAGTAGTTAATAATAAATATGCTAAGGCTATAAAAGATGATTTAGATTCTAAAGGCATATGCCTAAAACAACATGAATTTGATGCATTAGTAAGTTTTGCATATAATTGTGGAACAGCAGGATTGTTAGGTTCTACACTATATAAAAATGTAATTGCAGGAATAAGAAATAAAGATACAATTACTTCTAACTTCCAAGCCTGGTCTAATGGGGGTGGTAAAAGAATAGAAGGACTTTACAGACGTAGAACTAAAGAAGCAGCTATGTTTTTAGATGGAGATTATACAGGTAATGTTTAAAAAACAAAGAATATAACAATAAATTAATGCATATATTTATTATATATACATTTCAATTTCCATGCAGGTGAACCTTGCAATTTATCGTTAATTTATATCCTGAACAATTAAAAAGTAGTGGTATATATTAAGCTTTATATACTACTACTTCTTCTTTTGTTATGTAATTTAAGGGTAATATTAAGGAACAATTAATTGCGAGATGAATATATTAATAGTATAGCTCAGTTGTTAAAGTTGTATAAGTCGGTGTTAATTTTTAGAACTAATTTTTTAGAAATAATAATATATATTATTATTAAGTTTAAAAAGATATAAGAAATCACCTTTTTAGAATGGAGTATAAATTATTTCGATATACCACTATTATTTTTTGTTATGTGTCTATAGAAGTTTGTGACTTAAGATATTTTAGATAGTTGGCTTTATGCAATAAAATAGTATATAATAAATATGCGGAATTACACAAAATTAGAAAACATTTAAGGGTAGCAGATAGGAGAAATCTTCTTTGCTACCATTTTATTTTCTATTCTTTATAAAAAATCTAAAGACAAAAAAGGGGTTTAATCCCAATTCTTTAGCTATTTTTAAAATTAAATTTATAGTTGGATTACATTTATCTGGATGATTTTCTAATTTACTTACATAACTTTTGCTTATCCCTATTTTTTTGCAAATTTCAATTCAGTTAGATTTTTTTCTACTCTTTTCTTCTTTAGCATATAATCACCCTTAAAATTTCATTGTCGAAAGTTTACTGGTAGTGAACAATTTTTAAGTTATAATTGTTTTCAAGAAGTGCTCTTGTAGGAAAAATTTATTTTATTTAAATTTATTATGTGCAAAAATAAAGAATATATCAATAAAAATTCTCTTATAAAACACAAAATTAATATCACAATCCTAATTCTTGTAAAATTTAGAATTAGAGGTGATAGGTAGATGTTAGGTGAGAGATTAAAAGAATTAAGAGATGAGAGGGAATTAAAGCAAGAAGATGTTGCAGCTAAATTAAATATAGGTCGAAGTACTTATGCAAATTATGAAACAGAAAGAGCCGAACCAGGAATAGCTGTTTTAAAAGATATTGCAAGTTTCTATAATGTAAGTATAGATTTCTTGTGTGGATACACAAATATAAGAGAGCCTTACATTAAGGATAAGAGGAAATCAGAATATATTAATGATTGTTTAAAGACTTATGAAAAATTTTTAAAATAATTTTTTTTTTTCGCACTTTATTTGTATTGTGAAGTTATATGATAATGGTATAATCCTTTAAACATAAGAATTATTAACTTTTTCATAAGGTTATTTATAATTTGAATACTTCGCACTTTAATAAAAATTATGTATTATATAGTAAAGGAGAGATGGTGAAAAAGTGAAAAAGTCAAATAATATATGGAAAAATATTTCGATTTTTTTGGCAATTCTTTTAGTTGTAATAATACTAGGAGTATGTAACTTAAAGACATTTTTTAGAAGTAAGTTTTTAGATGTATTTAGAGAAAATATATTTTATCTAATTAACTTAATAGATAAATTTAAAGGAATAATACTAATATTTGTATTAATATTTATTTATTTTATTTTAAAAAGCAAATTTGTAATTAGATTAGAAAAAATGAGCTGTGGTGGTCTCACACTTATTTGTAATAAACCAGATAAAATATTAAAACAGAGTATTAAAAATTTTTTAAATACAAAAAGGACTTTGTTTTTTATAAATCCACAAAAGGATAATTTTTATGATACTATAAATTCCTATTATTCTACATACAATTTTATAAAAAATGAAATGTCAACTTATGATATAGATTCTGTTAAGAATGAATTGTATGATACTGCCAATGAAATGATACAAGCTTTAAATGAGTTCTTAACTAATAATCAGAGTGATTATAGAAGATGGTATGAATATTTAATTAATAATGATGAAAAAAGAATACATGTTATGAATATTGAGGATATTCAAAAGGAGTATAGAAAATATGAAGAAATATTAGCTGATTTTAGATTGGTTAATAAGAAATTTGTTAAGTTAGGGAAACAATTTGATATAAATATGGATAAATGGAATAAAAATGAAGGAATTTAACAAAAAAAGTAGAATATAGTATTTTATATGATATAAGAGAGGAGGAACTAAAATGGCACATAAAGTATTTGTAAGCTATCACCATGCTAATGATCAAAGCAGAGCTAATCATTTAAGAGATACTTATGGTTCTGACAATACATTGATAGATAGATCACTTGCAGATTCATATGATAATAAAACAGATGATGAAATTCTAGCATTAATAAGAAAGAATCATCTTAAAGATTCTACTGTAACTATAGTTTTAATTGGTAGTGAAACATCTAAACGTAAGTGGGTTGATTGGGAAATTTATTCATCATTAAGACCTTATGGAGATAGAAGTAGGAATGGGCTTTTAGGTATTTATTTGCCTACAGCTGGAGACACACCAGCAAGATTGCAAGATAATATAGATAGTGGTTATGCTGTAACTATGAAGTGGGAAAATATTTCTTGGCAATTATCATCAAAGATTGATGAAGCATTTAATAACAGATCTAGTGGTAAACAGGATAATACTCGTAAAAGAAGAGAACGTAATAGCTAAAATTAATAAGGGCAATATGTATATTAAATTCTACATATTGCCCTTTTATATTATTGACAAAAATTACATATATTATACAATAACCTTATTAAGCTTTTAGGGGGAATAATAATGATTAAAAAAATTATAAGTATTTTGTTATGTAGTCTGATAATACTTGGTGTAACTGGTTGTGGAAACAAAGCACAAACAAAAACAGAAGAAAGTACACAAGTAACAGCTAATAAATCAGATGAAAAAGAAATAAAACTAAATGAACCATTTGAAGTAAAAAGACCAGATGGAGATTATAATTTTACAATTAAAAGTGTAACTAAAACTGATTGGTGGAAAAAAGCAAAAGATAATGAAGATAAAACAGTTATATTATTAAATTTAGAATGTGAAAATATAAGTTTTAAAAGTAAAAATCATAATGGAGTTTTATTATATGATGCTTTTAATTTAAAGGATAATAGCAATTACATATTATCTAGATTTTCTATGAGTTATGGTGATGTGAATTCAGGATCTGATGAAATACCACCTAATGCAAAATCTAAAGTATCAATTCCTTATGTAATTGATAATGATTCTACTAGTGTAAGTATTGAATTTATAAGAGGAGGAATATTGAAAGATATTCCGATTACAGAATAATAATATTTTTTACTGCATTTGCTAAAGACCAAGAATTATTTATCTTGGTCTTTTATGTTTTTAACAAAGAATAAAAACACTTTTACAGGATTTAGAGAAAGTTCTTTAGCTAGTTTTAATATTAGCTTAACACCAGGATTACATTTTTCTGGGTGCGTTTCTAATTTGCTTACGTGACCTTCACTTCGACCTATTTTCTTAGCTAACTCTAGTTCTGTCATTTGTTTCTGGATGCGTTTTTTCTTTAGCATAATATCACCTCATGGGTAATAAATTAAATTTATATATTTTATTATAATAGTATTAATATATATATCGTGTCCAAAATATAAGAATTTATATATAAAATCCTTTATTTTTGGGTATAAATTTTCTGCAAATCTAGTTTTGATAAAATCAAAATTAGAGGTGGATAAATATGTTAGGAGAAAGACTTGCAGAGCTAAGAAAAGATAAAGGACTTAAACAAGAAGATATAGGTAAGATTTTGAGAATTAGTAGAAGTACTTACGGGAATTATGAATCCGGATATGCAGAACCTAGTGTATCTATATTAATAGACCTAGCTAAGTTTTATAATGTGAGTTTGGATTATATATGCTGCAATACAGACATTAGATACAATTTTTATAAAGATAAAAGATTATGTGCTTATATTAACAAGTGCATAGAAGTATATAGAGAATTTCTAAAGAAGGACTAGTTTAATCTAGTCTTTATTTTTTATCTAAAATAAGAAGTTTTCGACAATTTGGAAATAAAAAGTTAATTTAATTATTATAAGTAAATAATTTTAAAACTGTATATTACAAAAAAATAGCTTTTATAACTTTAAAATTATATATAAGACAAGTTTAAACACATATACTTAAAAAGGTGTTCTTATAGGATTTCTCAATGTCGAAACTTTCATGGCATGCAAGTTTTTTTATTGTATAATTATTTTATGGATAAGGCGCTGAGTCCATTATTTAATGGAGGTATTAGTATTATATGATTAAAGAAGACATAATTTTAAACAATATTATTGAAGTTATATGTAAAGATGATGAAAATAAAAATTTCAAATCTATCAAAGACAAATCATATAGATTGGAAGTAATAAGATGGTTATTTATAGGTTTGGATAGAGAAAGACAAGATTTAATATTAAGATTAATGAAAAATCAAATTATAGATCAGCTGAGTTTAGAACTAAATTAAGAATCGTTGACAATACTAAAATATTGTCAACGATTTGTCAACACTGACTAAGTTTTTATTAAAAACAATAAATGTAATGTAATGTTAATAAATTTTATACATTGCATGTAAAACCAGTAAAATCAACAGCTTAAAAGTTTATATAATGATAATAAATGTTAATAAATACTCCTATACTCTATATGGGTAACAACCCAATGGTAGGATGTACTGTTGCAGTAGCTGTTGCTGTTGAAGAAGGAATGAACAAATAGTCTTTAAGGTGTCACAGCAAAATAAAGTCGTGTCAAAACTGCTAAAGTCGTGTCACGAAAAATAAAGTTGTGTTAAGTATGTATGAAAGACTATGCAAAGAAGAATGGAGCGATCCTCTTCAAATGCATAGTCTTTTTTTGCGTGTTTTGGGAAATAAAATAGGAAAGAAGCCAGAAATAATGAGGGATGAAGCAAGATAAAACAGAGCGTAAATTTTAAGCAGCATTCGCATCGGCAGCAGCCATGAGCAGAAAACTGTAGTTAATTTAGGCTCTTTATGACACGACTTTATTTAACCCCTAATTTTGGAAAAAAGGGGTGAGGGGTGTGGTAGTAAGGGTTCAGGGACTGCTGGAAGTGCTTTTTTCGTGACACGACTTTTTTTTACTAATACATAGTAGGAAAGGATTTTAAAGTAATATTGAAAAATAAGGAAAGATCCACGAAGATTTTATATGAAGCCTGAAGATACTTTAATATCTTCAGATAATGTTAAATTTGTAGTTAGTAATCAGTGGGGAAAAGATAATATTGATGCATTTATAAAAGTTTCTACCGAACTTGGTTTTGAAATAACAAGAGTTGAAGTATAAAAAAGTTTAGGAGGACTTAATAATGAACTGCAGAGAAATAAAAATAGGAAAGATATATAGACATTTTAAAGGCAATGAGTATTTGGTACTTTATATGGCAAAACATTCAGAAACGCTTGAAGATATGGTGGTTTATCAGGCCCTATATGGAGAAAAAGGAATATGGGTTAGGCCTCTGAGCATGTTTTTCGATACAAAAGAAGTTGATGGTAAGATTGTAAACAGATTTGAAGAGATTGATAATGAAATAGAATTAGTTTAAGAAATTTACCGTAATGTTGAAATTATTGATGTAGAAAATCATGTTACTGGAAGAAAAGTAAAAGGAACAAAGTTGTTACTAAAATTGCAATGGTAAGTTAATTGAAGTTAATATCAAAAAGGAGAGTTTTATTTGAATTTTATTGGTATAGATGTTCATTTACATTCAGTAGTTGTTGCTGTCATAGATGAAAAGTTAAATATTATAGAAGTTAGTAATTTTTCTTTTGAAGAGGCAATAAATAAGATTCAAGCATATTTCCCTAGTATAATTTCTATAGATGCTCCATCAAGTTTGAATAAAGGTCTTATGAATGATGAAGAGTATAGAAAAAATATAGGGCGAAAGATAAAAGGTCACTATAATAAAAAGGTATCTGAATATGAACTTTCGAGAAGAGGAATAAATCCATTCCCAACACCAGATTCAATAGAAAAAGTAAGAAGCAGAAATGATTTATCATGGATGGAGCAGGGATTTTGGCTATATAATAATTTATTTGAAAGAGGATATAGGCTCTTAAATCAGAATAATTATGTGGATAGTATGGAGAAGGGGATAGTAGAAGTGTTTCCACATGCATCATTCTTAACTTTGGAGGGGCAACCATTACATAATAAAAATACTCCTGAAGGTTTAAATCAAAGGTGGCTATTGCTACAAAAATTAGGGCTGATTAACTTAGATTTTATTATGAAAGATATAAAAAACAAAGACAAAGATGATTATTTAGATTCAATTGTTGCAGCATATACTGGATATGCAATTAGTAATGAAAAAGGTAGTTTTGTTGGGGATGCTAGTGAAGGGCAAATTGCTTTACCGATAAGAGATATTAAAGAATCATATAAAAGAAGTAAATATAAAGAAAAATCAATTGTTACAGAATATCGAAATGATGGTACTTATGAATATGAGTTTCTTCATAATGATAGTGTATTATGGCTAAAGTATTTTGCACCATTAAATAATACGCCTAATATAAAAGAAGTTCTAAATATTGAAGAAGATAGTTTTAGTGTATATGCGATTATAACTAATAATGAAGGAAAATCAGTTGAGGTAGAATTGATTAATATGAATGGTAGAACTCAAGGCTTAAAGGTTACGGATAAATATAAGAGCATTTTAAAACAATTTTGGGGAAGCCATGGTGATGGTATAAAATATAATATTAATTTAAAAATAAATAGACAAATTTATCAATAATATAAGTATAGAGATCTAAGGGTCTCTATTTTTATTATATTTAAAGTAATATCAAATAGAATTGTGACTAGCATTTAAAATGAGGAAATGCCAGTATATTAGCGCTTTTAGGGTTGTGAGTACAAAGGCATTATAGGTGCAGGGGAATCACACATTTTTACGTATGGTTATTCATCTTATTCATATATAAAATGTATGTAAAAGTATGCAAAAATGTATAATTATAAAAAAAGAACACAATAACATACAAATAACTTTACTTGGATAATTATGTATGATAACATATAATTACAAAATAGATACATTGGAGGATATTTATGGCTAAGGAAAAAAAGAGCGTTGCATTTAGCACTAGATTTACTGAAAGTATGGATAAAGCGTTAGAAGAGTTAAGCGATGTGAAAATGCTTACTAAACACGATATTGTAAGGATAGCATTAGCAGAGTATTTATTAGATCATAAATGGCTTATTGATGAAAATGTGAAATATAAAAGAGACAAAAGTAAATTAAGATATGATGATTTTGATTTAATAACAATAACTTCAACAAATACAGATAATAGTGGAAAGTGGGTAGAAGGAATAACTTTTGATGATAATGATACTCCTATTAATTTTGTTAAATTAGTAAAAATAGAAGTAAATATTCCTTTATTAAAAGAAAAGGACAAAATCCCATTATTGATGGAACAATTAAAAAATTCTTCAGAGGAAGAAAAAAATCAAATAGAAAAGCAATTAATGGATTTAATATCCAGCCAATTTGTAGAGGAATATACATTAAAATATACAGAAGATGGATTAAAGATTAAAGAAGATCCAAAGTTTCAGCAATATGTTGAGAGGAGCGTTTCAGAAGTTATTGAAGAAATTCGTAATCCAAAAAAATAATTTATAGGTGAGAGTATGAGGGGGGATTAAAAGTGGAAACTTGTTTATATAACGGAAGACAGATATGTGCATATGATGTTACTAATTTAAATTATGCATTAAATTATGAATTGAAAAAAGAATGGAAAATAGCAGGGAAGTATGGAGAATTAATATGTGAAAATTGTGGACAAGAAGTTCAACTAAGGGTAAATGACCCAAGACAAAGGACACCTCATTTTTCTCATAAAATAACTGATAATAAGTGTCCATTTACTAATAATGATTTTAGGGAATCAGAGGATCATAAGAAGGGAAAGATGCTTTTATATCATTATTTTAAGGATAAGTACTCAGATGTAAAACCAATGCTAAATCATAGATTTTCAAATAGAAGAAAAGAGGATTTATATATAGAATTCAACAATGGCGATAAACTAGCAGTAGAATATCAAAGAACAGAGTTGGATATATTAGAGTGGCAGGAAAGGCAAGATGAATACACCAAAGAAGGTATTAATGTTATTTGGCTAATTGCAGGGAAAGAAGCGGATTTAAAAGTTAAAGAGAAACAAGTGGAAGTAACATTTTTTCAGCAGATTATGCTTAATGAGTTGGACAAGGTGGCAGTATTTTTAGATGTTAATAGTTCAAAGTTAATTTTTGCGAAAAATATGAGGTACTCAGATCCATATGTTATTAATAACGATTTTGAAGATTTATATATAAAATCATATAACCTTAATGATGTTATAATTCACACTAATGGAAAAATAGATTGCGGTTTCAATGATGAATATAACAAGGCTATAAAGATATTTACTGATTATTATGCTAAAAAGTGCTTAAATGAAGAAAAGCATAGACAAAGATTAAAGGAAGAAGAAATTAAGAGTAGAGAGCAACTACATAAGATAGAGAATGATAAAATCAAAAGTCACCAAAGTTTTAGAGAAATTAAGTTAGATGTAGAGCAGCAAGAAGACACTAATAAATATTTTAATGGTAATATTTCATATAAAACCAAACTTAAAAATGCTATGAATGGTGATGAAAGTGCAATTAAAGCAACTGCTAGGCATTTTATAGAATGGGGATGTTCAGATGATTATAAGATAATAACTTTTATATGTAGATATAATTATTTGAAAGGAAATAAAAAAGTTAAAGAAGTTTATGAAAAAATTATGACAGAAGCGGGTTTTGCAAGTGAAGATTTAGAATTAAAGGATTATAAAAAACACTTAGAATGTCCATTTTGCAAAGGGAAACTTAATCAGAAATATGGTAAATATGGTTCATTTGTTTCTTGTAGTAATTATCCTGAATGTAAGTTTTCATTTTAATGTTAAAAAATAAATATATTGAAATTTAGGAGGCAATGAATAATGGAGAGAGTTATACAAGTAAATCAGAAACTATGTAAGGGATTAACATTAAATGAGGAATTTACATTGGATTTAAATGATGAACAAATAGATACATTAAGAGCCGTTGCAATACAATGTGATTGGGTTATGGGAGATGTATTTTCATATTTAGTTGAGCATGAAAATAGACAATTATTGATTCAATTATTTGAGGGTGATTTAGAGGATCTTAAAGAAAAACTAATTGAAGGAATTTATGACATAAACTTTGACTTTTAATTTATTGAATTTTTGGTAAGCATATAAAAAACAGGTAGTTCAAAATTGGACTACCTGTTGATGCATAAAACGAACATAATGATACTTATTTTGTTCAATCAGACAAATTGAAATTTGTAAAAGAATTCAAATTTTTAGCACGAGTTTCTAAACAAGTAATTGCATCTTTTATTGATTGAATAAAACCTTCTAATTCTTCTTTTCCTTTAATATTTAATGGATTATTAGCGCTACCATCTTTCCATGGTGATTTATATTCTTCAAAAAATTCCAAACTATACTTTTTTTTATTTTTGTTTATCCAATCATATATATCAGGGAAATCATTTTCTGCTCTTTTATAATAAATATCGGGAAAATCATTATCCCTAGCATAATTACCTTTGCCATCATGTGTATAATTTTTAAAACTATATCCATTATAGCCTCTAGGAGCAGGCATGAAATTTGCCATAGAGTGATGCAAGTCAGCGAATTTATCAAACAATATTCTTAGTTCATCATACCCTTTAAATATATAGTCTAATTTATCAATGGCCATTTGAGGCGAAATATAAAATACATCTAGTATTCCTCTTGCAAACATAGAAAAATAGTTCCAACAATTAAATATTGTGTCGCTACTCTCTTCAACACAGCCATAAATCTTTTTAAATAAGTTGGCTGTTATTGATTCACCCTCATACCGCTTTGATCTTTCATTGTACATATCATACATATTGTCTGGATGATTAACATTTTCATTTGAACGATATTCCAATAAACCTATCAATCCATTTGAGGTTTTTTTATTTTTAGGAACCAATTCATTCCTAACACATTTCAAAAAAATCATTAGCATCTTTTAATTCTAACAATTTATCCCTCCTGCAAATTTACAATTTATCTATAACTTTATAATTAATCGCTACGTCATATTATAGATAGTATATCATGATTTCTTATATCAACCTAATATATTAATAATATGTAGGAATTTGGATTATATACATGTATAATTAGGATTGATTAAAATTTACAGAATTGAATGATATAGGAGAAAAGAGATGAGTGGTGGAAGTGATGCAATAAGAGGATTCTATTTACAGACATGGATTAGTATATTTGAAATGGTCAAAGATACTAAATGGACTAGCATTGAAATGGAACCAAAGCAAGATAAGATTGATATTTTGGTAAATTTTGAAAACAAAAGTATTAAGGTAATTCAGGTTAAATCATCCATAAATAACTTTCATAAGAGTAAAATAAAGGAGATACTGGAGTCTCTTATTGATGCAAATCCTAATGCAGTATACTACGAGGTAGTATTAATAGGAGAAACTAATGTTGATTTAGAAAGTTTAATAAATGATATATGTTATGAAAAGGTAATAGATAAATCAATTAAGAATATAAATATTAAAGTTATACCATTAAATATTGAGAAAATTGAAGAAGATATAAAAAAGCAACTGCAGGAATATCTAGACTATTTAGGATATGATATGAAGGCAGAGGCTCTAAGTTTAATTAATAAATCTTTAGTTTCAGATTCATTAATAAGTGCTATAAAAAAAGATAAATATTATAAAGAGAATTTTGATGATAATTTAATATTACTTTCTGAATTAATGTATTCAGCCAACCAAGATAATAACATGCCGTTATCTATAAATATTAGTGAGAAAGGAATTAGACGTTACAAAAAAATAAAATTTATAAGAAAAATCTCCATTGCACTAGCGATTTTTTTTGGTATTAATCCATTTATAAAATTGTATATAGAAGGATTGACTTATTTGGATATAATCTGTAGCATTGGACTTGTTTGTATTTTAATAGGAGTGGTATTATTTTTTAGAAGAAGTGACTCTAAATTTAGGGAGATGGAAGATGATGAAATAGAAGAGTATCTAAAAAATGAGGGATCTGCTGAGAATAGCATACTTAGAATAAATGTTTGGAATAAAACAGAGTATGAGAATAATAAGAAGCAAGTATATAGTAAAATTAATATTCAAAATAAAACAAAAGAAAAAATCGAACATATTGAAGGGAAAATCCAATTCAAACATGTAAACGAGGTGTTGTATGAATATCCTTTTGATAAATCAGATATTGATGCATTTGAAAAAATCGTAATATTCAATGGAAGAGTTGTCCCTCAAAAAACTAAAAAATACTGGACCGATTTTAAGGTCAAAATAAAAGAACTTAGAACTTGTGGAAGGAATTTGAATGATTTGGCAATTTACAGTGAGTCAACTTATAGGGTATATGGAACACTTTTAAATAGTTACTACTTACCTGTTATTGATGAATTATTTCATTATGAATCAACAGAGGCTGTACATGAGATAAAAAAAATGTATTTTGGTATTCATTATTTAGTTAAATATATTAATTTAAAAAGGTTTTTCATTTTGATGCTTTGTGTGTTTATAGGATTAACTATAGTTATTTGCAGTTTTATAGGAATATATAACTTTTTATACTTACCAATAAAGTTAATTTGTTTATTATTTAATTAATTTGATGACTATATAACAAATTGCTAAGTTGATAATTATAAGCAGAAAAATATGAATGTATGATTTTATAGAAAATCGTACATTCGCTAAATTGACTTTAAGTATTGATATATCTAAGGTTACAGGTGATATGGCTTGTGACCTTTTCTATTTATATCGTTTGAATGTAATGTTTTTGTGATATAATAGAAAAATAATACATTGGAGCGGGAGGGGAATGTGTATGGTTGTAGAGCCAATTAAAGATAAAAAATTGATTGAAAAGTTTTTAATACAACTTAGAGGAAAGAACTATAGAGATTGGATTTTAGCAAAATTCCAATTAAATACAGGATTGCGTATAAGTGATGTAGTTCGCATAAATACTTCAGATATTTTTACTGATACGATGAGATTTAAAGATTACCTTGTTGTAAAGGAAAAAAAACAGGAAAAGAGAAAAAAATCAGATTAAATGAAGAACTCAGAAGGGCTATTAAAGATTATGTTAGGGGATATGATATTAATGTAGGTGATTTCTTGTTTCAAAGTAGAAAAGGAGATAATAAATACATAAGTACAACTCAAGCATATAGAATATTAAAAGAGGCTGCTGATGCTGTTGGAATAGAGAATTTTGGAACACATAGTCTGAGAAAAAGTTGGGGGTATTGGACCTATAAGGTAAGTAGATACAACAGTGGATTAATTATGGATATGTTTAATCATACATCGGAAAAAATAACTCTAAGATATATCGGAATAACCCAAGAAGCAAAAGATGAATTATATTCCTTAGTTCAATTTTAACAAGAAAATAAGAAGAGTTAAATCTTTTATATACAATGAAAGAAATTTAACATAGATAATAATTAAGAGTAACATGCATAGGAGGAATACAAATGTTACTCTTTACTGTATATTTAATAGGGTAAATATTTATGGAAAAAGTATTTACAAATCTATAAATTGCTTATTGTAAGGTTTATTTAAGTAGTTTTTTAAATTTTGATTAGTGTGTTAAAAGTAAATTTATTTAGTAGATAAATATATGTGATATTAAGAATTAAAAAAATATATGTAAAATAAGATATATTTATGTAATTATTGTATAATTAAAGATGAAATATTTAGAAAAAATTACTTTATCTTTTTTATGATTTAATAAAAATAGCATTTTGCAATTAGAATACTTACATATGCTTACTGGGTAACAGATAGTAGTTAATCTAAATATAAACATGTACAAATGAAACATTTTTCTTAAAGTTAAAAATAAGTTGCGAGGAGTTTTTATGAATAGTGAATTGGATTATAAGAAAATAATTGATTTAATAGATTTTAAATTTTGTATTCCTTCATATCAAAGAGGATATAGATGGGATGATAACAATATTATAAAATTTATAGAAGATATTTATGATGATAAGGCTTCTTTAATCAAAAAAATATTAGCAAACAATAGTTTGAATAAAAAATTAGAAAAAGTAAAAGAAGATTTTAAAAATGATATAGAATACTGCATTCAACCTTTAATTGTAAAGAAAGAAAATGAAACGTGGAATATCATAGATGGACAACAGCGATTAACAACTATTTTTATTATGATAGCAGTTTTAAATTCATATGAAACAGATATATCTGGTGAATTTAAATTATCAATAAGTTATAAATCTAGAGCAATGAGTAAAGAATTTTTAGAATTTTTATTAAAAATGACTAAAATTAATGATAGTACAAGTATATGGGAAAAATTTAAAGAAGCGAAGGGAGAAATTGAAAAAAATATTGATTTTGACTATATGGAGAATGCTTTTCATACAATTGATAAATGTTTTAAAAATTATTTGAAACAAAATAAAATTGAAGAGAATAAGGAATCATTTAGTTGTTTATTATTTATTTTATTATATTTCTGTAAGTTTATTTGGTATCCGATAGATAGTGATGATAAAGATGAAAGAGAACAGTTTGCAAAAATTAATATGGGAAAAATTGAACTAACTGATGCAGAACTCATTAAAGCAGAATTTATGAATCCTAATAATTATTGTGACGAAAATATTAATCAGGTAAAAATTAGACAAACTATCATATCAGAAAGTTGGTATGCAATAGAAACGGAATTGCATAAACCAGATTTTTGGGCATTTATTCCACATGAGAATCAATATGAAGAAAATGATAAATATAAAACAAGAATAGATATTTTATTTCATTTTGTACTTTTAGAAAACTGGATAGAAAAAAATAAAGACAAAGGTATTGATGAATACATTAATGAAAATGGAATGAAATTTAATGAAGAACATTTTCTTTTCTATGAAATTAAAAAGTGGATAGATGAAGAAGAAAAAAATAAAAATTTAAATAAAAATGAAATAATTGAAGCCTGCTGGGAAAGAATTGTAGATATTTTTCAAAATTTGAAAGAATTATATGAAGATGATGGAAGAGAGTTAGAATGGAAAATAAATAATTCGAACAATAATAGTAGAAAAAAATATACAAATGAACAAGGATTATATAATTTGATAGGATTTCTTATATATTCATATAATTCTCAAAAGGATAATAAAAAATTTATTACTGGTAAAGAAAATAACGTAGATAAATCTATAACAAAAGCATTAAAAATATATTATGAAATACATAATATATTAAAAGAAGAACGTTGTAATAGAATAAATATAATTAAACAAAAAATAAACAATCTTGTTTTTTCAATAAATGTAAATAGAGAAAAAGAAAGTATACAGTCAATTATAAAAAAAATGGAATATGAAGGTTTGTATGGTGATAAAATTGCAATTGTATTATTGCTATATAATATTATTTTAGTAAATAAATCTACTGGTATAGGAAATAGATACAATTTCCTTCAACATGCAAAAGAAAATTGGAGTAAGGAACATATTTTTCCTCAAGTAGCAAAAGAATTTATCAATGATAAAAATGAAAGGAAAGAAGTGTTAAAAGTATTAATAAAAGGAGTAAGAAATAAAGTTATAGTTATAAAAAGCAGCCCTTTACTAAATTATATAAACTATAAATATGATAAAGTATATTCTCCTATTGATGGACTAAAAAATAAAGGAATTATAGAATTAAATGAAAAAATAGTAGATGATTTTTTGAAAGAAAAAAATGAAGTTGATGTACAGAGTGGAAATATAGAAAATATGTATAGAATGGAATATGCTAAAAGTTTATATTTAATTAAAAAATCCCAAGAAATTTTAGAAATGTATGATATTTTGGAAGAAAATCAGGTATGCTTTGATGAAAATTTATTAAGAGATAAAATGGGAAAATCAAATAATGATAATAAAATGAATTATATATTTAAATATAAAGATGTAATAATAGACTATGATAAAGATATATTAATTTCAAATCTTTTGGAATCAGAAATAAATAAAGCGGATCATAAAATATATATATATTTAATTAATAAGAAAATGAAAGACTTTTTTGAAATGTTAAGTGCAAAAATGGGTATCATTAAAAATGAAAAATATGAAAGAATTAATATTAAAATTGAAGAGTACTATGAGTATATTTTAAATATAGAAATAGAAAATAGTGATCTATTCAAGCAAAATAAATCCGAAAAAGCAGGTCAAATAATTGAAGAAATTAAACAAATAATTAAAGAAGTTTATGATGATAAAATAAAAGAAATAACAATTTATGATATTGATATAAAAAATAAAATATATAAATTAATTGTAGAATATAAGGATTTGGATGAAATTAAAAAAGTAATAGATAGCGATAAATTTCCAGAACTAAAGATTTCCAATACAATTGATGAAATTATAAAAAAGATGGACAATAATAATAGTAATTCAAAATTCTTGGATTTAGTAATAAAGATTAGTTCGGATACAATAAAGAAAAAAATAGATGATTTTTTTAAATATGAATATTTAGAACTTCTAAATGATAATTCTATGGGAAACATGACTTTGTTGGATGCGAAAACTAATGGTGATTCTAAAATTGGAAATAAACCCTATAATATAAAAAAAGAAAGAATATATAGTAAAATGAAAAAAGGGGTATTCATCCCACTTTCTACAATGCTTGTATTCACTGATTTATATACAAAAAGTATGGGGATAAAAATTCATTGGTTACCAGAAAGCCGAGTGGAATATTTAAATGATATGGTAAATACAATTTGTGATTTTTTTGGGGAAAAGGTGAATAAGAGATGATAGGTGAATATATTTCTTTCAATGAGTTATTAAAAAATAAGGAGATTTGTATTCCTATTATTCAACGGGATTACATACAAGGATCAGATGCTAAAAATATAAATGATGTTCGTAAGAGACTAATAGATGATTTAATTGATACATTAAAAAGTGATAGCAGTATTTTAGATTTGGGTATTATATATGGAATAAATAAGACAAAAAAGTTTTATCCAGTGGATGGACAGCAAAGATTAACAACATTATATCTATTTCAGTGGTTTTTAGCAATAAAAGCAAAGAAGATTGATGAATTTAAAGATTTGAATAACAAATTAATGTATATGACAAGAAAATCTGCAAGAGAATTTTTTTCGTTTATAGTTGATACTATTATAGATAAAGAGCATAAGTATTATTCTGAAATTATAGATGTAATTAATGATAACAAGAAAAGAAATTTTATTGAATTAGTTAAGAGTAAAATCTGGTTCAAATCTCAATGGAACAATGACATCACAGTTAATTCTGTATTGAATATCATTAATGATTTTATAGAGTTGAAAATTAATAATAATGATGCAAAAAGATATTATAATAATTTAGACAAGATTAAATTTTATTTCCTTACAGAATCTAGTGAAAATGCTGAAAAAGAATCAGCAATAAGGTATATACGTATGAATTCAAGAGGTAAGCAACTCACCTATTTTGAAAATATTAAAGCAATATTAGAAATTATTGAAGATAAAATTCAAAGTAATAAAGAAGATCAATTTGTATATCAATATGATAGTAAATTTATTGATGTTTTTTATAAAAAGTTAGATGGTAATTTACATTTATTAGAAAAAACTAAAAGTATTAATGAAGAATCTATTAATTTATTAATTAGTGTATATAATGTGTTAGCCTTTTTAAAGAAAAATACTAATGAAAAAAAACAATATGAAAAGTATGAAGATTATTATATTTATGTGCATAATGTTTCACAAAGTAGTGATAACATGTCTTATGAAGAAAAAAAATTTTGGTTAGAATATTTTAATATGCTGAAAGCAGTATTAAAATATTCATACGAAAAAGAAGATATGCTTAAATATGTAGGTGAAATTTTTCATGATATTTATACTATTAATGAGGAATCTGCTTTAAATGTTATAGATAATAATAGAATTGTTGCATATTTAAGATATATATACTACCTTTATGTGTGTCCAGTAAAAAATCAAGGCAATAATATAGAGAAAATGCAAAAATTAAAATATGTTTTAGAAAATTTACAATATGATAAATGGAAACAAAATAGATATAAGGAAATAGATTCATTTGTAAGAGAAATATCAATGAATCATGATGTATTTGTCTATTTGGGAGAAGAATATAAAACTATAAACAAAGCATTCGATAGTTTATGTGAAAATGCAGAAATGCTTAAATTAGATATACATTTTAAATCTATTGGAGTAAATGATATAAAGCAAAGGTTTAAAGAAGTAAGCATAAAAGCGAAAATAATCAATGATTATGGATTTGATTATGCTGAGTTTGAAAAGTTAGAAAAAAAATCTAAATGTGAAAAAATACAATATTTATTTTATATATCTGATTTATGGGGGGAAACTATTACTAATGAAAAGGTTGAAAAGTTAAAAAAATACTTATATATAGGTAGTAGGTATTTTATGGAATGTACAAGAAATTATTATGTTAGAATTACAAATAAAGAATTTGAGTGGAGAAAGATATTTGCAATTGCAGCCAACTGGGATAATAAAAATCATGAATTATTATCCTATGACGAAGTAAATGAAAATAGTAATAAGAATATCACAGACAATCATAATGTTTGGTATTGGAGGGATGAGTATTATTTTTGGGATGACAAAGAAGAAATAAAGAAAGTTAAACTAAATATTGTAAGACAAGCATATGACTTAATATTAGAAAATAAACTGACATTAGAAGAAGATCTTATATTGGAAAAAGATTTGAAAAAATTTTATAAAGATATTTTAGGTAAGAAAGAATATAACATGTGTTGGCTAAAATATGCTGTTGATAGAAAATACGAAAAACTTTTGTGTAGTCAAATCAGATATGAAAATAATAAATTAGAAATATTATTTAGAAAGTTAGATGAAAATTATGGAATTTATAGAGATATATTTAGTGATTTCTTTGCGATAGTATTTTATTTGGATAATGAGAAAAATAATAATTCAGATATAAATATCAATATGTTAGATTCTAATGGATATATATGTTTGGACAATTTTACACTATACGAAAATATTTACAAGGATTTTACATTGTGGAAAAAACGAAAATATATACATAAATTAAAAGGTCGTTATTATCAAGGAGATGCTAATCATAACATGCACTTATTTGCATATTATGGAATAAAAACATTAACTGATGGTGGAAATGTTTTTTTATGTGATAATAATAAAAATAATATTTATAGATATGATTTTAACAACAATAAATATACTATTTTCAGATGGAATATAGTTGGCATGAAGAAGGAATTTTCAGATTTTGTAATTGAGGCCCGAAAAGAACTTAAAGAAATTGAAAATGAATATAATAAAAATAGTTATGAAAGAATACTAGATGTAAATTGGCGTTATGATGATAAATGGATTCATGTTGAAGATGAAAGGCGTAAAGATTGGAAATATATTAGTAGTAACTCTAGAGAAGAAAAAAATATAAATTGGGAACAAGTGGGAGAAGGGGAACTCCTTATAAATGGCGATATGAATGTATAGAAGGTTTTATATATAACATATTAATATATTTGTAGTACATATTATTACAATTTTCAAACAGATAATTATCAAATTAGAATATAAAATTTATACAACTTTATTTAAAATAAGAGAAATGCTCTTAATACTTCATTCATCAATAGTTATAATGTTAGTAAAAATGAAAGAGGCAGTAGATGACAATGAAATAGGAATTCTGGTTAAAGAAAAGAATAGCCAAGAGAATAAGTATAATAGAAAATATTCTTCTTAATAGATTTAGTAAAGTAAACTATAAAATAAGTTGAATATGAAAGACTATGTAGAACAAATTAAGGAGTAGGTTAAATATGAATGACGTTTTTTTTAATGATATAGAACAAATTATAAAATCTAACTTATTAAAAGCAAATCAAAGTGTAAAAATTGCTGTTGCTTGGCTTAATTTTTTTAATTATAAATATATTTTTGATATTTTACTTAAGAAAGGAGTAAGTGTAGACATTATTATTAATGATGATATAAACAATGCAAGATATAGAGATGTAATTGATGTTTTAATTCAATCAGGAGCCCAAATTAAAAAATTTAAAATGCCATATGGAAGATATATGCATGAAAAATTTTGTATAATTGATAATTTGGTGGTATTTAGTGGTTCGTATAATTGGACAGATAATGCAAATAAAAACTTTGAGAACCTAAATTATCTAGACGATATTTTTATAGTAAACAAATATAAGGAAGAATTTAATTTATTGAGTCAATGGAGTATGCAAGTTGTTTGTAAGTTACAAAAACTACAAAAGTGTCATAGGTGCAAGGAAAATATTAAATATATAATGGTTATTAATCAAGAAGGTTACTACCAGACAAGGGCTGATATATATTCTGTATGTGAATGTGATTTAAAACATATTATTGATGAACATTATGATATATCTATGTATAATAATTTAAATAGCATTATTAATAAATATTCAGATATGTATGAACAATCTATTCAAATGGGGTATCAGGAAAATTTTGAGCAATTAAACGCAGAATGCGATTTTGAAGTAGAACAGTATTTAAATAATATTCGTAATACGCCAACTTCAGTTATAATTCATGCAATAGGAGTAAGCGGATATGAAATTACGTCAAAAAATGGAAATGGAGATAATATTATTAGAATTATTTGGAAAGAAAAATTCATTTCAGATCAAATACAACAAATTTATTATCTTTAATATAGTAAACACAAGAAACCTAAATTATGATAATATTACGCAAAAATGATAGAATAGAAAGAAGATTTTAAAATAATAATTAAATAAATTAGGAGAAAGAATATTATTAATGAAGAATTTTTAAGACAAACAATATCTTTTCTGGAAAAATCAGATATACAATTTTATTATCCTGAGTTTAGAAAAATTGAATTTCAAGGTGATACAAAACTTCTTAAAATTGAATTGGAAGAGTTTTTTGGCAGAGTAACTGTAGATGAAAATTTTATTATTAGCAATGTAATATTATTTACGCTTTTTGATGCTTTTATAGAAAGCAAAGATAGCGATTTGTGTAATCTTACATTTAAAACTAAATATGAAAAACTTAATAGTGACGAAGATATAAACATAATAATAAAAGAAATTTATAGAGTATTAAAACTTATAAGAAATACTGTTGTTCATAATTCAGTGAATATAAAAAAAAGTGATTGTGATTTTAATTTTTCTTATACGTTTAAATCAACAAATTTCAATTTAGATTTATCAAAGCATATGCTTAATTTGCTTTATTCAATGATAATTATTGTTGTAAAAAATAATATTGTAGGAGGAACCAAAGATATTATATGTAGAAATAATAATTTCTACATTGGAATATTAAGATCATATTATGATGAATTTAAAGACTATATAGATTCTTCAGGAAATTTAAATGATGATATATCAATTAAACATCCAAAATTACTAGAAATTTCAAATGATATAAGGTTAAAAAAGTCTACTAGGTATTTAGTGGAAAATCCTAAGTTTAAGAAGTTTGGTAATAAGATTATTATTGAAAAGTATTTGCCAAAAGGAGAAGAATATTCATCCAGCAATTATAATATATCATTAAATGAAATAAATTATAGCATTCCTGATGAGGTTCTAAATGATAAGGGGGAAATAAAACTAGAAGATATAGATAATTGGAAGATAGAATAGTTAGATTAATATAACAGGGAGAGTTATTATGAATATTGAGAATGAAAACTTAAATAATTTGATAAAAGAAGTATATGATAAAGAAGAATTTATATATATTGATGAGGAAATAAATAAGGAACATGGATTAATGAATGAATCACCTGCAAGATTAGCAGAAAATAAAATATTTATATTAAAGACACTAAGCAATGAAGAAAAAATGGAAGCAATAGCACATGAAGTTGGACATGTTTTATTGATGAATAGGAAGTTAATAGGCGTTTCAATTTATCATTCATATCAACACAATTTTTTTGCAGCAATGTTAAATAATCTTATATCTCATAAAGAACTTATTGAGGTTTTAAAAAATGAATTCAATATTGGTAGTATTATGCATTTAAAATTACAAAAGGAGGCTTTATTAAATAAATCTATAGAAAATAGAATACATAATGCTTCTTCTGAAGAAGAGTTATATGGAATAGGTTTTCAACTATATGATATATGTAGAACTACAGGAGAAATTTATAATGCTGAAATAGAGAAGTTGATTAATAGTAATGAGTGTGTAAATAAGTCTTTTAAGGCATCGAAAATGTATTTAAATGATATAAACAGTAGTATGGATGAAGAGGAGCAAATTAAGAGAGTAATATATATGTTTAAAGAATTAAGTATGCTGGAGTTAATAACTTCATTTGATTGTGTTGATGTATATATGAAAGAAAATGTTATAGATTTAGTAAAACAAAAAGTAGGTGAATTATTTAGGGAAAACAAAATATAAAATAAAAATGTAGAATTACAACCAATAAAGTTTAGTTAAATTAATGATTTTATTAAAAAAAGGGAATTTATGAAAATAAATATATAATTCATTATGGAGTATAGATACAATTCTAAAGTAGTGTATATTTTGCTTAAAAAGTATATTACTTTAGATTTTGTCGTCTCTTACTATATTATAACTTATAGAGTAAAAAATAGAGTATTAATAAAAAAATCAGTGAATACTAAAAAGGACTGGTTTATTCAATATTGAAATATTTAGATGGCATGAAAATGAGTGGTTTGAATATTGAACAACAGTTAGAGATAATATTTCTATAATAGATACAAGTAAACATGCTATATAAATTGCTCTATAAAAATTACGCAATCTAACTAGGAAAGAAATTATTTTCTGATTTTTAATTTTACTAGAAGTTTCTGAAGTAGCGTTTTAGTTTTATTTTTCTCCAAGGCATTAATCTTTTTTCTAAATTCTAACTTTCTTTCTTCTTTTTTTTCCCTCACAATAATAACAGGAATAATCTTCAGAGGTTAAATCATTAACATTTGCAGGAAGTGGAATACTAAGTTTTGATGATATACATGCTCTTTGTTGACCATCAATAAAGTCGTAGTGGTTACATTTATAATGATAAATACAAATAGCAGTATTGAAACCATTTTTCTTAATAGAATCTGCTAAGTTCCTGCAATACAAGATACTATTTGATTTTGAATTAATGTATTCAATAAAGTCATCATAATTTTCTGCAAGCCATTTTGTTTCAGTAAACTCTTTTTTGAGAATATTATCTATATCATTTTCGTGATATCTAAGGAACATATACCAGTTAACAAGTAATAACATGATCCATTACCTAAGTTAAAAATAAATTCTTTATCCTTAACAGTAAAATTTTCTATATATTTTTCATTATATAAAAATGAAGGATTCATATATTGGTATTTTGCAAATGTACTATTAATGATTGCATCATAATTTTCTGTTGTTATTTCTTTTCTAAATAGTCTATCTCCCAAATCACCCATATACAAGTGAATTAAAATAGTACCTATTTTTCATGAAGTAATTAAATTTGAAATAAGACTTTTTTATCTAAATTATGAGGGATAGATTCATTGTGATATGACCTTGCGATACGGTCCAATTTATTTAAGGTTGTCATATTGCTTTTCAATTCGTTAATCAGTTCAAGAGTCTCTTCTTTATTCATATCATCATACTCCAATACACTGTAAATGTATTGCCTAAATGTTGAAATATTACTTTAAATCTTTATTACTAATTGAATTTTAAATGTTATGATGTGAACTTTATATGTTAATTGAAAGCATATGAAGTAAGTATTTTGTCTATTTTTATTATATTTTAGAAAGGATATTTAAGAAAAATATGGAATTAATTGAATTATGAAAAAGAATTGTCTCATAAGGAAGTGTAAATATGATGGATGAAATCATTACTGTTGAGCAGAGAGAAAAATTATATAATGAGATTTGGGAAGAACCAATAGCAATTGTCTCCAAGAGATATGGTATGTCTGATATGACATTAAAAAAACGTTGCAATAAGTTAAATATACCGCTTACACCAAGTGGATATTGGAAAAGAATAAAGTCTGGACAAAAAATTGAGAAATCACCTTTATCTAAAGTTTTTAGAAGATATGTGGGATTTGTTCGTAAAAGCAAGATTAACTATATGTATAACAGTACAGAATTGTCAGATGAAGATTTATCAATATTGAAAGATCAAGAATTAAGTCTCTTAACTGAAGAATCTAGGGTTATTATACAAGAAAAATGCAATAAAGTAATAGTTAAAAATCAATTGAGGAATCCACACCAACTTATACTTGATCATCAAGATGAAATGTTATTAAGAAAAAAGAAAGAAAAAGAATTTAAAGAAAAAAAATTATCTTTTTAATAGATATTATGATGAAGAAATACTCAAAAGAAACTTTAGATCATCTCTTCCAATTAGTGTTTCTGAAAATAATATAAAAAGGGTATATCGTATATTAAATGCTTTATTTAAGACAGTAGAAGAACTAGATGGAAAGGTAGTAGTTGAGCCTTATATGGGAAAAGATGTTGCTCATATTAGAGTTGGCGCACATTCTTATAATATTGAAGTAAACGAAAAGTGCAAGAAAAATAATGGGAAGGCTTATAAAACTAAAAAATATACTGACCAAAATGGTATATTAGAAGTACATTTTTTTAGTAAAGGTAGTTATGGTCAAGAATTGGAGAGAAATCTAGAATACATAGACTCAGAACTTAATCCTTTTGAAAAACAATTAAATAAAATAATATATGATTTATTTGTAACATCAAATGAGTTAGATATTTTAGAAGAAATAGCGGATAGACAAATTACTAAAAGATGGGAAGAAGAAGCAAGAAAAAAACACTTAGAAGAAATAAGAAAACTTGAGTTAGAAAGAATTTCAAAACTAGAAATCATAGTCTCCGACTGGGATAAAGCGCAGCGAATTAGAGAATTTGCTAATAGTTTAGAAAAAAACATAAGTAAAATGGCTGTTGATGTTGTTGAGAAAGAAAAACTATTGCTATGGATAAAATGGATTAGAAATAAAGCAGATTGGTTTGATCTATTAGTATCAGATGAGGATGAAATATTAGGTAAAAAATACGATATACATAACATTTTAAAAGACATGGATATATCGGAAAGTAATGATAAAAAATGTTTTAAAAATAGTAAATAGTAAATAGTAAATAGTAATAAGAGACTAAGTGGGGAAGACAGAGAAAATATTGTTAGACATATATAGTCTTTTTTATAGTATTTTTACAAATAAACCAAAATTTAAACGAAATATGGCAAACTGGAATTAATGTATTAAAAAAGGAGGCATTGAAGTAATGATTAAGACTGAATTTGGAAATTTTGATGGAGATAGTTGGGAAGATTTATGTCAAGTTTGTTTTCAGTTAAAATATGAAGATGAAGGTTATCAAGAAATGGTTGCGTATTCGAATGGAGACTTGGGTATAGAAGGATTTACAAGAACAGGAAAAGTATTTCAATGCTATTGTCCCAAAGCACCGTATGAAGCGGATGAATTATACGAAAAGCAACGAGAGAAAATTAATAAAGATTTAAATAAATTAATAAAATATAAGGATGAGTTAAGGAAATATTTAGGGAATGTAAAAATAAAAACTTGGTATTTTATTACACCATATTTTCATAAAAAAGATATTGTAAAATATTGTGTTAGTAAAGCAAAAGATATGAAAGAGTTAAAATTAGAAATTCTAGATGAGGAATTTGATGTACTAATTAATAATGTAAATTTTATTGCTAGAGAATTACCTGATGCTTTAAATATGAAGAAGATTAAAATTAATGTAAATCTTGGTGAAGAAATAAATAATAAGGATATAGAGGAATTTAAAGAAGCAGATATTGGAGGAATTAATAATTTAGTTAGAAAAAGTACAAGTTTAATAAGTAAAGAAAAGGTTCGAAATAAGTATATTGAAAAACAATTGACAAATTATTTAAAAGGCAAGAAACAAATGGATTTATTAGATTAACATTTCAAGTTTATGTATGAAAAGATAATAAATATTTTATCATCATTTGAAAGTGAAGTTGAAGATATTTGCATTTATGAAAGTGAAGAGAAGGATGGAAGAGAAATTTTAAATGTAATTGAAAAAAAGTTTGATGAGAGACTTGTTTTAGAAATAGGAGAAAATATAGATAGATCATTAATTGATTCAATAAAAAGGTATGCAATCTCAGATTGGTTAATAAGATGTCCATTTGAAATTGAAGTAGAGGAGTGTAGTGGTGAATAGAAAGATTATTGTTAAATTGAAGTCTAAGCCAATATCTATATCTCCAGAATACAGGTTAGAGTATAAAATATGTATGCTTGTGATAATTTTACATTTTTCATGTAGAAATAGTAAAGGTTCTGTAAATAAAATCAATTATATTATGAACTCATTATATACTCATAAATCAATGGTAGAAATGGAAATGTCTCGAAAAGCATCAAATATATACTCCGATTTTGATAAGACATTGAATAAAGTTCTAAATATTGCTGTACTAAGTGATATTGTTGCTATAAATGATGGACAAATATTGCTACTAAATAAAGGAGAAGAATTAATTCAGTTAATAATAGATAATGAACTATTTCTAAATGAGTTGAATTTATTAAAGAATAAAAAGAAAGATTTTATAACAGAGGGTGCTTTAAAGTGAGGTTATTAAATGTTAAAAGTAAATAAATTGGTGATAAAAATATATTATACAGATAACAAAGGTAATACAAAGTCTATTTCTCCAGTCTTAGAATTTAAAGATGGAGTGAATTTTATTTGGGATAAGGGAAAAAATTCAGTTGGGAAAAGCACATGTATAAATTCAATATTTTATGCTTTAGGTATTGAAGAATTGTTAGGAGCCAAAGGTAGTAATACAATGAAACCTGTGCTTAATAGAAAAATAGAACTAGATAATATTGAATATATTGTACAAGAAACATACATTTTTCTTGAAATTAGTAATGGAAAAGAAAATGTTACTATAAGAAGGGCTGTAAAAGGATTAAAATATGATACTAAATTAATTAGGATATATAAATCCAAAATAATTCAAATGAATAAGGAAGCGAGTTATGAAGATTATTTTGTGCATGATTCTGGTGCAGCACAAAAAGATATAGGATTTCATAGTTTTTTAGAGAGATTTATAGGGATTAATTTACCGACAGTATCCTATAATAATGATAGAACTGGAAAATTATATTTACAGGCAATTGCTAATTTATTTTTTATAGAGCAAGTAAAAGGTTGGACTGGATTTAATGTACAAAAAGTTTATTATGGTATAAAAAATGTTGAAAAAATTTCTATTGAGTATATTTTAGGTTGTGATATCACAGATGTTGATGAAAAGAGAAATAATTATAAAATTCAACTAAAAGAAGAAAAGGATAAGTGGAAATGGACTAATGAAAAAATAATAGAAAGATTATTAACACTTGGAGACGAAATAGAGGGAGTGCATGAGAAGTATAATAATTTTGATGGAGATGATATAGAAAATATAAGGGTCTCAGGAAAATCAATTAACCAAATTAAGAAAGAGTTTATTGATAGAATTGATGATATAAATAGACTTAAAAGCAAAAGTATAAATGAAAATATTGATTATATATATAATGATTTGAGTGAGTATGAAATAGAATTGGATAATAATCAACGTAGTGTTGAAGAGTTACGAAATCAATATAGTATAAAAAAAGTATATCATGAAAATTTAGAAGAACAATTGAAAGAGATAGAATTAAAAATAAGAAGATATGAGGATATAGTTAAACTAAGAAAATTGGGCTCTGATAAACAGTTTAGTTTTCTTAAATCAAGATGTCCAGTCTGTGATAATAAATTGCAAGAAAGTCTTTTGCCAAAAGAAATTAATGTGGATATTATGAGTAATGAGGAGAATTTACTTTTTATTAAGGATGAAAAGAAGATTATAGAGGTAGCAATTTCAGATTGTAAAAATTCTTTAAGTGAATTTGATATGACGATTAAACTAAAAGAAATAGAAATAAATGAATTAAGAAATAAAATAAGAATTGCTAGAAGAGATTTGGTAGAAGTTGATAACTTGCCTTCTGAAGACATTATAGGAAAGAAATATTTGTATAAGGAAAAACTTAATAAAGTAGTAGATGTTGAAAATGACGTTGAGAAATACTGGAGTGAATTAAAAGTTATATATGATAAAATTAATCAAATAGATAAAAATATCAAAGATTTACCAAGTTCTGGTTTAAGCGAAATAGATCAGAAAAAAATTTATAAATTTAAGAATAATTTTAGAAGATTATTAAAAACTTTTGGATATAGCAGTACAAATGTTGAAAGTATTAATTTATCAGAAGAACGATATGCTCCAGTTTCAGATGGATTTCATCTTATGTATGATTCTGCTGGAAGTGATTTTATTAGGGCAGTTTGGGCATATTTAATATCGTTATATATGACAGCAAAAGGGAAAGGAAATCACCCAGGAATATTAATTTTTGATGAACCATTTCAACAACAAGTTTCTGAAAGTGCTAGAGTGGAGTTTATAAATGTATTAAGAAGTATGGGGGGACAAACAATAATTGCAACTTCATTACAAAAAGATGAAATGGAAAAATTATTGAATGATGAAACTAATTTGATAACTATAAATAATACATTTATTGAATTATCAAATTGAGTTATAAGTAAATGCAGGAAAGATAATGATTAAACTAAGATGAATAGAGAATTCAGTGATGTAGGCATTATAAGTTTATAGATAATTCAAGGAAAATATTATTCAGTTTAATGAACTATGTATAATATAATTTTATAAGGAAGGTGTAAATATTGGAAAGATTAGAAACAGAAATAATGAATAAATTAAATTTAGACTCTGCTAAATATATTAAAAGTGATGATATAGCAAAATATTTCGTAGGTAGTAAGAATAGACAGCAAATAAAAATAAAACTAGTAAGTGGAAGAATTTTTATCAGAAATAAAGAAAATTGGGATTTAGTTAATGGGATGTTTATAGAGTAATGGTCAAAATGAAAAGTAAAGAAGAAATAATGAATGTGATAGCACATGATATGGGTTATATTTTCTTGAAAAATAAGAAGTTACATGATAACTGTTGATTATTCAGATGAAATAATAGAAACATTATAATAAATAGGGAGAGAAGAGATGATTGATTTTAAGCAATTGGAACAAGATATACTAACAAGAAATAATGCTGAAGTTTTTGAGAAATATTTACATATATTTAAGGAAGAAGTGAAAATTCCTACAACAGTAGTTTCTGTGAAAACAATAGGACTAAGGGGAAGAAAAAAATGTGATACTTTCAAGGTTTCTTTTGATGATTATGATACTGAGATTGAAGTACCCTATTTTAAAAAAGCAATTGGAGTTCCACCAGAAGAATTAGCGCCTGGAAGTCGGTATAATAAAGATGGAATCTCTTATTTATATTTGACTTCCGATATAGAAACAAGTATAGCAGAAATTCGATTGGAATTAAATGAAGTATGTAGTATAGCAGATTTTATGTGTAATCAGGATGGAATATATGTAGATGTTTTTCAGATGAAAGAGGATGTTTTATTACAAGACTTATATCAAATTTTAATGAACCCAAAAACTTGTAATGATAGAATTTATGAAATTACACAATGTTTATCGGATATATTTAAAGCAATGGGATTTGTTGGAATAGTATATCCAAGCACATTGACGCAAGGAAGAAACTTGGTGTGCTTTTATCCTGAAATGTTTAATTTTGTATTGTATAGTGATAGAGTTTATAAAGGTGTATTAAGGGATTCAAGAATAATCCCAGTTTCTCAATTAGATCAATTTAAAAGATTCCCGAATTACAGGAAGGAGATGTATTCTTTTGGAGATACAGAAGAAAAGGAAGAAGCATTTGAATATATCCAAGATAAAATATATCATGAAGATGAGCAAAATTATAAATATAGGTGTAATGAAATCTTCAATATGCCACCTATTAATCAAGAAATATTATTAAATCAATTGATAAAGGAGTTTGAAAAAACACATTTAAGAAAAATTGCTTATCAATTAAGAGGAACTTATTATATGAATCTTGGTGAATATAAAAAAGGTATATGGGATTATATTATTAGTTTGAATAGGTGTGAAAGTCAATGGGATACATTGATAGAAAGTGTTAAAGAGGAAGTAATTAACAATGTAGCAATCAGTAATCAACATAAAGGGGAAGAATTGGATGAGAATATAAATGCAACTTGTAATGAGTATTTTCGAGTATGTAAAGAAAGAAATAACCGAATAATAAGTTATTTGAATAATCATTAAATACAAATTGGATTATATTTTGAACAAAAAAAGAAGATTATGATTAAATGTAAAAGAAGAAATTATTTTCCAGACTATATTTATGCCAGAAAAAGATAATTAAAAGGAGGATATAGGGGATATTAATAAAAAGAAATCTTCTATGTAATTAGATGTCAGAATTTTTATCACTTATTAGTAACAAAATTCGAATCGAGCAGAAAGAGGCTTTAGAAAAGTTAGATGAATATCTTTCAGATAATGAAGAAAAATCATTTGCATTAATAAAAATGCCAACTGGAACAGGAAAAACAGGTGTAATTGCATGTGTGTCACACGCATTTGATAATTATAAGAATATTTTAATTATTACACCTAATAACCAATTACCGAAACAAATTAAAAATGAAATTTCCTTAGATTTTTGGAATAAGATATGAATGTCGAATCTATGTTCGAAATGTAAATATAAAATAATTAAAGGTATTAGTTCAAATATAAAAATCACTGATGAAAGAAGTATATTTATTGTTACAATCCAAGCATTATTATCAATAAAAAAACAAAGAGAACACCTATATAATAAGTTGAAAGACAACATTAATTTGATAATATTTGATGAAGGACATAGAGAACCATCGCTAAAATGGAGAAATATAATTGAAGAATTTGAAAAGAAAACTATTCTGTTTACTGCTACTCCATATCGGAATGATAAATTGGGGTTTAAAATAGCAAGTAGATATAGTTACTATTTATCATACGGGAAGGCTTTAAAACAAAGATATATAAAAGATGTACAGTTTGAGGCAATTGATAATAGGATAATTAATGACGAAGAAGCATTTGCTAAATACATATGTAATTTGCACAGTGATAATGAAAAAATAATAATACGAAGTGATAATTCGCAAGATATTGCTAGCATTGTAAATAATATAAATAACTTATGCATTAATGATGGTCTTAAAAGAGGTATTGCAGTTGGAATACATAGCAGTTTTAAGAATGAGGATTATTTTAAAAAAAATTATAGTGAAATATTAAAAAAAGAGTTTTCTATTTTTGTACATCAAAATAAAATGGTAGAGGGGATAAATATCCCTGAGATTAACAAATTATTTTTCCATCAAACCTTTAAAAATTCGAGATCAATAGTACAGCAAATTGGTCGAGCAATAAGGAAACTAGATAATAATGACAATCTAGCAACAATTTATTTACCTGAAGAAGAGAAGAAAATTTATGAGGAACAGTGGCAATTATTCATTGAATATGATGAAAAGTCTGGTAGAGAAGATAATAAAACAGGATATTTCAATAATAGATTTATAAGGAAATTTGATTTACATAATAAAGATTTTTTTAAGCAAATATATGTGCCTAAATCAGCAGTTATATACCATATAGATAGTAAAGATATAAAGTTCAAGAAGATTGTGAATTTAATTCGAGACAAAATTATTAACCAAATACATGTAGTTGATTATAATGAAAAAATTTTCGAGAAAAGGGACATGTGGTTAATGTGCTATAAAAAAGAGAAAAATGCAGATATTTTGTTAAATGAAATTTTCGTTGAAACTACACTGGAATGTGCTGTCTTAGTAAAAGAAGAAAATATGATTTTTTATTATGATAGTAGTGGATTTAGTCTGCCAGTTCATGAATTGGAAACGGCAGTAGATCTTGTTAATAGTAATGAAATTATAAAGTTGTTAAACGAGAATTGTGATTTTAATTCTGTAAAATTAAATAACATAATTCTTTCAGAGTTTGGAATACGGGAAAATAACTTAGTTGGAAAGTCAATACAGAATGTTAATTCAAGTTTAACCGAAAGTCTTGTTACATGTACAAACGTATCTGCAAATGTTGAAAGTAGAGTTAAAAGAGATATAAATGTCTACTCATCAAAAGTTAAGGACAATGAAAAATGTAGTTTTGAAGAATATATGCAATGGGTAAAGGCAATTTCTAAAGAAATATTAACTAATAATACTAACTCATATTTTAAGCGTTTTGCAAAGATAGTAAATAGTGCAGAAACAGGAGATGTATCATCAATTTTATTAAACTTATCTGAATTAGATGACAACCTTTATAAAATAATTAGAAGCAATGGAGAATATGAAAAAATTAGTGATTTTAGCAGTTGTTTTACCGAAGTATGCAATGATTCATTTAAATTTAATATAGGTTCAGATTCCATAGAAGGGGTCTTAAAAATATATACTTATCGAAAAATGAAAAAAATAAGAGTTGAACTTACTAATAACAATTATTATATAGATAATGACGGAAGTATGGTTTCACTTGTTAATTACTTGAATAATGAAAATAAATTCACGGTAATGTTTAAAACTGGAATAGTATATATGGGCGGCAATTTACTTAACCCTAATACTATTTATAAAGAAATTGATTTAGAAGATACTAGCATAGGTAAAATAATGTATCCAATTTCTGAATTAGAAAGTTGCGAAAATGAAAAGTCTGGAAAAAAAGTAAATGTAAATATAATTAACTGCTGGCCCAACGATTCGATATTTGGAGTATTAATAAATTTGATAAAATCCAAAGATAAGAGGCTTTATGATGGAGAGATAGATTATCTAGTTTGTGATGATTTAGATAAAGAAATTGCAGATTTTATAGCGATTGATACAACGAAAAATAAAGTAATATTAATTCATTGTAAACATAGTGGTAAAGGTGTAAGTGCTTCAACTTATCAGGATGCATGTGGACAGGCTAAGAAAAACTTGGCCTATGTTATAAGAAATACAATAGATTCTCTAGAAGATAAAGTTCAATTGCATATAAATAGGTGGAATAATAACCCATGGGTGGATAAGGATAAAAAAATAGAAGTGTCACGTATAATGACTGATAAAATAACTGGAGAAGATTTTTGGGAAAAATATAAAGAAATACTTACTAATATAAATAGCACAGTTGAAGTTTGGATATTTGGAAATTTAACATCATATGGCAAATTAAAAACGCAATTAAAAAACAGTAACCCAGAGGAACAAGTAAATCAATTAATGTGGTTGCTTAATTCAACAAATGAAACAATTTCTCAAGTGGGAGCAAAGTTAAGAATATTTTGCATGCCTTGATTTGCATACAATATTTATTATGAATTGGTGTGACTAATTATTTGAAGTTCAAATAATGCGAAACTTAAGGCAGGGCATTATTAATTTAAAAATTATTTTAAATTACAGGGGGAGAATACATGGAAATAAAAGATGTTATCCAATCTATAGGTGTGATTACTACTATTATTTTTTCGTTAATTGCATTAGTTCAATCTTTACTGTCAAAGAAAAAATCTAAGATGGCTGAAGAGAGAGCGGAAAAGGCAAATCAGCTGTCAAATGAAGCAAATAACTTAGCGAATACTGCTTTAAATGAATCAAGGAAAGATTATATGCCACTTATTAAGTTTGTAGATGGAGTGGAAATTACTGAAAAAGATATAAATATACTTAGAAACGAAATTACTTTTGATTTTTACGATGCATTTTTCAATACGGATATTGACAAAAATACATTTATATGCATAAGCACAAAGATTAAAAATATTGGTAAGGGGATTGTTACAGGAATAAAAATTCAAGATTTTTTTATACAAAGTGGAAATAAAGTTTTAATTGATAGTAGGAGTGATGAACCAATAGAATCACTATGTTTTATAAAGAAATGTGAATGCGAGCAACAATTTATTTTAGATGGATCAGAGGAAACTATTATTAATTTCATTATAACAGACAATATTATGGAAAGGGAGCCAATTAATAACTCAGAGTATGAGCAAAAGCATTTATGGGGAACTTATATAGATAATAAAATAATACATAATTCTTTCAGTGAGGCTAAGCCAAGAGAAAAAAACGTTATTAACAGAGAATATTTGATAAAAAAATAGTTGATGTATGGTATGCTATACTATGTCACAGCAAAATAAAGTCGTGTCAAAACTGCTAAAGTCGTGTCACGAAAAATAAAGTTGTGTTAAGTATGTATGAAAGACTATGCAAAGAAGAATGGAGCGATCCTCTTCAAATGCATAGTCTTTTTTTGCGTGTTTTGGGAAATAAAATAGGAAAGAAGCCAGAAATAATGAGGGATGAAGGAAGATAAAACAGAGCGTAAATTTTAAGCAGCATTCGCATCGGCAGCAGCCATGAGCAGAAAACTGTAGTTAATTTAGGCTCTTTGTGACACAACTTTATTTTGCTAATCGGGGGGCATTATTTCTTTTTTTATTCCGTTTTTACTCTTTTTTGTTATTATATAGGATAAAATTCTTGACACGACTTTATTTAACCCCTAATTTTGGAAAATAGGGATGAGGGGTGTGGTAGTGAGGGTTCAGGGACTGCTGGAAGTGCTTTTTTCGTGACACGACTTTTTTTTACTAATACATAAGGCTAATTGTTAAAGCTAAGTAATTAGCTATATAAATACTCACATTTATAGATTTTAGGATCTGTAGATGTGGGTATTTTTTTATTCTTTAGGAAATTAAATCTATGGATAACTTAGATTATATTTTTTCTTAAAAATTAGGAAATGAAACCTAAAGAATAAAAAATAATCATAATAGATGGAATTATAGAAAAGTATAATAATATATTTGAAGATTTATAATTTTAATGTTAATATATGTGTAATAAATAATAGCTGGAGGCTTAGTATGAATAGTATAGAACACGATAAAAATTTATTAGTAATAGAAGCCATTGAAGGCTTTGCATATAATCATAATATAAGTAGTAGTAAGGCTTTAGATATATTTAATAGGTATGATATTATTAAGTTAATACGTTCTCAATACGATGTTTTGCATACTCAAAGTTTAGAGGAAAGTATAAACTTTGTTGAAGATGTAATTAGGAGAAAAGGATATGTTAATTAATGATGAATTAGTATTATTGGTTTAGATGAAGAATGGCTTAATATGATAAAAAACAATAGACTTAATGGAGGAATTCAGCACGATTATGATGTTGTTATTGGACCGGTAGCTGACGACAATACAATGAGAACAGTAGCATTGTATGTTGACGGAATTTATAATGAAAGTATGGCTATAGAACAATTGAAATTTTCAAAATCAAATAATCAAGTATCGCTTCATACAATTAGAGCATTAAGTAAATTAGAATTTTTGGGGAGAGATGAATATGACAAACAAATATTCATATAAAGGACAAGATATAACTTTAGATATTATAATGAAGATTGAAAAGATTATTAGCATTATATGTGAAAAAACTGGGGAAACATTTGAAGAAGTCCTTAAAAAATTTTATGAATCTAACACATATAAAGCACTTCAAAACACAGAATCTGTTTTATGGGCTGAAAGTTCTCAATATATTGTTGATGAATTATTTAGAGAATGGGAGAAAAAATATAATATTAGCTCACGTTGAAATGATGGGTCTTATGGGAATGGGTAACAATTTAGGTGGTAGGATGTACTGTTGCAGTAGCTGTTGCTGTTTAAGAAGGAATGAACAAATAGTCTTAAAGGCTAATTGTTAAAGCTAAGTAATTAGCTTATATAAATACCCACATCTTATAGGTTTTTCAATCTATAGATGTGGGTATTTTTTTTGTACATAAATTTATGCTCACATCTAATGATGTTAGGTGGTGGTAAATTGAAATGGATAAGTATTAAAATTAAAATATGTAATAAGACTTTTGATGAAGGAGTTGAATAGTTTGTATTGGAGCATATCAGATTGAAGAATTTTAGAGAAAGTAAAGAAAACATTATAGAGAAATAGTGAAGTATAGTTTTTACAAATTCTATAATAAAGATACTTTACTTGAAGAATTGGAGCAAAAAAGTAAAGGATAACGAAGAATTTAAGAAAATTTTAGAAAGTTGGTATCATGCTATTAAAATAGCATAACATCTAAAATCCACTATAAATGTATAATTTGACATTATAAATAATTACTATAAAATTAGAATTAATTGACTAATTAAGGGGGAAATAGTAATGAATAAACTAAAAAAAATATTACCTATTATAGTGATTTTTGCTTTGGCAATAGGGATATATGGATGTGGAACACAATCACCAACTAATGTGGTTAAAAGCTACTTAGAGGAAGTTAAGAAAGGCGAAAATTCTGATTTTACTAATTTGCTTAATGATAAACTAGATAAAACAGAGGATAAGGGGGAGACTACTAAAGATGATCAATATTCAAATGAAACAACTAAACAATTAATTGCAACTATGAATAAAATAACATATACAGTAAAATCAGAGAAGATAGATGGAGATTCAGCAGTAGTTAATATTGATATTAATGGTCCTGATATATCAAAGGTAATGTCAGAATTTATGCAGAAAGCATTTTCAACTGCTTTAGCACAGTCATTTTCAGGTAATGAGATTAGTAAAGAAGAGCAAAATAAATTATTTGAAGATATATTAACTGAGAGCATTAAAAATACAACATATGTAGATAGGACAGGCGATATCTCATTAACTAAGATAGATGGTAAATGGAAAGTTAATAATGATGATTCATTAAGCACTCTATTAATTGGCATGAAGGCATCTACTTTTGATAATAAAAAATCAGATGATAATAAAAATAATGACATTAAAGAAATGATATTAAATGAACCATTCACTGTAGATACAGAACATGGAACTTATACATTGACAATTGAAAGTGCAACAGCTACTGATAAAAGAAATGAATTCTCTGAAAAACAAGTTACTAGAGTAGTGATGTTAAACTATACTTATGCTAATGAAAGTTTTGGAACAGAGACAAATCAAGATTTGTATATAGATGAATATGCATTTCAAGTTTTAGATGATGAAGGAAATGTATTAAGCACATATCCAGTATTTGATGAAAATAGAAATCCTAAAAATACACCAGTAGGAGGGAAGTGCAAGGCAAGTGTTACTTACGGAATACCAGCAGATAGTGCAAATTTAAATGTAACATTTTGTAGAGGATCTAAAAAAGTTTCTAAAATAATAGTTCCAATACAATAGAAAATATGACCAAGATAATACTTATTACAGTATAATCTTGGTCATAACAACGGAAATATTTAATAGTGTGTAATGAAGATATATGTACTTTTATCATCATTAAAATAGGCTAGGAGAAGATATACTTATATAAATACTCACATTTATAGATTTTAGGATCTGTGGATGTGGGTATTTTTTTGTACTCAAAAAGACTGTACATCTATATATGCGAGGCTTATAAAAATAAACATGAAAACCTAATGTAGCAATAAAACATTTGAAAAAAGTTTTGAACAATTTATATGAAAGTATTTATTATATTTAAATATTTATATATAATAAAGTATTTTTTAATAATAGAAATATATAAATGTTAATAAGTGGTAAAATATAAAGTGGATAACATAAAGAACAAAACAATATGTTAACTAAAAATAGGAGGGAAGTAAAGTGAAAAGATCAAAATTAATAAAGGTAATAGCTAGTTTATTAATAGCGATTTCAGCATTAGCATCAAATCCAATAAAAGCAAACGCAATTACAAAAACAAATCAATGGGTACAAGTAAATGGACAGTGGCAATATAATGATTCTATAGGAAATCCTATAAGAGACAATTGGTTTTATGACAGAGATAGTAAAAATTGGTATTATTTAAATTCAGATGGAATAAGACAAACTGGTTGGATGAAAGATAAGAATGGCAAAGAGTATTATTTTAAAGCAGATGGTTCTTTGCTTGTAAATGATAAAATTAATGGTTATAAGGTAGGGGCAGATGGAGCTAAGATAGAAGAAAATGTTGATAATAATACAAGTGCAGAATGGATACATGATTCTACTGGTTGGTGGTACAAAGAAGGTAATTCATATGCCAAAGGATGGAGATATATTGATGAAAATTGGTATTATTTTTATTCAAATGGATATATGGCTCATGACATAAAAATTAAAGGTTATTACTTAAATTCTAGTGGAGCATGGTCAAATGATGTACCTGAATCTTTTTCTAAAGGTGTTAGTATTGGTATGACTGAAGATGAGGTTTTAGTGTCAAATTGGGGGTGGCCAAACAAAATAAATAAAACGACTACTAAATATGGAACACATGAACAATGGGTTTATGATGGATATAACTATCTGTATTTTGAAAATGGAATTCTTACAACAATACAAAATTAAAATATTTGTTAAATCAAAAGGGATTATTAAATTTGAATAGTCCTTTTTTGTAATTAGAAATGGGCAAGAATGTTATAATGAATCAAGCTATATTTAAATCATTTTAAGGTGATTAATTAGCAATATAAATACTCACATTTATAGATTTTAGCATTTAGGATATGGGTATTTTTTATTTTAGATGGAATTATAGAATTTTTAAAAGATGAAAAAGTGATAAAATATATATTATAGTTTTAATTAAAAAAGTGTGGTGTAGCTACTTGTTTTTCAAGCTATTATTAATGTTAATTTAAGAGGTGAAGTAATGAAAAGAAATTTTTTTAACATAGGTATATTTGTGTTAAGCACTTGTGCTTTATTTATATCAATTAAATTATTTTGGAATATGGGTGTTTATGTTGATGAATTTAATACATCTTTAGATGTTGTATTAGGGGGCGATTTAGCACTTATTATGGATTGGATAAGGCTTGGTATTTTATTATTAATAAGCATTTTATCTGGTATAAATATATTTAAGAAATAGTTGATAAATATAAGTTAATTTTAAAGGGGCATTTAGCCACCTTAGGTTTTTTGAATAATATTAATTGAGAATTTTTGGGTATTAAAAAAATACATATAATAAAATTAATATTAATTTTATTATTTTCTTTTTGTAATTAATGAATTAAAACGAGGAGAAGAGTAATGAAAGAGAATTTATTAGCAACAATTTATGCACAAGAAGAGGAAAATGAAAATCAATTACCTATAGTTTCATTAGAATTATTTTTTGAGGGAAATGATGATATAGGTTCAATAGGTTGTAACATATTAGAACATCCTGGTACAGAAAAAATTTACTCTATATTAAAAGAGATAAGAAATAAATCTAATGTACAAGATGTTTTAATAGAAATATTGGAATATGATGAAGATGAGGTATGGCCTTTTTCAGAAAGAGTATATATATTTACAGATGCAGAAGAAGATGAAGTAATGGAATGGGTAGAAGAACTTGACATAAGTGAAATTTCAGAAGGGTATATATATGGACAATCTAAAGCTGCACCAAAACTTAGTGATGGATATAAAGTATACTCTTTATGGTGGGATTAATTATTAAGTGACAATAAAGTTATGTAAACAAAGAGGATGAAATTATGGAAATAAGATTGGTTAGAACATCAATAGAGCCTATTATTAAGTTTTATGATGGAATTAGTTTAGTTGAATATAGAAAATTAAATGAAAGATGGAGTGAGATTCTTTTAAATGTTCAGAAGGAAATTTGGAAGTATATTAATGATGACAATTTATGTTTTAAAGATGAACTAGGATTATTTCCAAATCGTAATAAATTATCTGGTAATTATTATATTGATTCTGTCTCATATGTTAAGCATGTAGGTCCTGTAGGTTTTAAAATAATAATAAGTGCAAGACTTACTGAAAAATTAGGAAATAGTGAGGAGGATTATTTAGGTTTAGAAGTAACTTTATTTGTGAAATCTGAAAAAGATGATTTTGAGGTTTGGGGAATAGATAGTAGTTGTATATAAAAATATTTTAGATAAAGTATTAAATAAAAGCACTTACTTATGAAAATAAATGTGAGAATTAATATAGTATATTTTTACTTAAAATATATAATTGAAGCATTTTCTTTTGAGCATACAATGTAAATGTTGCTTATGAGAAAATGCTTTTTTAGTACATATATTTTTCATCAAATATTTCATAAAAGCCAAATCTGGGTTGAAAGGTTACAAAGTATTTACCAAATCTTCTGCCTAGTCCATATCTATGTTTGAAATCTATAAGTATTTCATTTAGTTTTTCAATGGTAATATCATAAAAGTCAGCGATTTCATAACTATTTTTACACCCACATCTATAAGCAAAAACCAAATCGAGAGGTTGAAGTATAAATTCATAACCCTTTCTACGAGCTATTTTTTCTTGTTTTCTATTTTTTAAAACACGTTGATCTGTAATGTCACCATATGTTTTTATATGATGACCTATTTCTTCAGCCAAAACCCCATGTTTTTGTTTTTCTGTTAATCTTGAGTTTATCAAAATTTTATTATTATGATAATAACCACATTCTTCATTAGTTTGAAAATCTATTTCTCTAACTTTTATACCTAAAGTTTCAGCTTCAACCAATAACTTTTCATATTTTGTCATATAACCATCCCCTAAGATTTAAGCATTACTTTTTTTATACACAAACCAAACTAGCAATAAATACAATGGCAACTAAAATTTTAACCATGATTTTTTATGCACTTAATAATTTATTTGGATACTATAATAAAAATAATAACCAAATTTAAAAATTAAGTTTATAAACTAGGAACTAATAATGTATGTCCAAATAATTTTTATACACTAGGAACTAAAAATGTATATCCAAGAATTCATTATCATTGAAAGATTACTTTTCTTCATCCATTTTTCTAAATATTTCTTTAGCTTTTTCTATATTTTTTCTTGAAGTTTCATAATCTAAATTATCATCATGTGCAGCAAAATTATACTCTGTTTTTTCTTCTGATATTTCTTTATGTGATAAAGTATTATTTCTATATTTATTTATCTCTGTAAGTTCTGCAACTCTTTTATTAGCTTCTTTTTTACCTAAATCATTTAGTTTATTATAATGTTCTAATAAATTAGTTTCTTCTTTAGTTAAATTAAAATCGTATGTATTTTCTTCTTCAGTCCATCCCATTAAAGTAGAAGGAGATAAATTTAAGCCCTTAGCAAGAGCTAGAATACTATCACTTCTTAGATTTCCGATGATTCCTGTTTCCCATTTTCTAACGGTGCTTTTTCCGACACCAACTATTTTACCTAATTGTTCATATGTTAAATCTAATTCTTCACGTCTTTTACGAATAATGTCTTTAATTTCCATTTATTACACCTCCTTCTATAATAAATAGTATAACACTGCTGGTGTCTTCTATGCAACTTTTTTCGGAATTTTAAATAAAAAGTGTCTTTTAAGAGTTGACAGTATTAAAAATTAAATTTATACTAAAAGTGTCTGATAAGACACAAAAAGGGGTGAGGGAATGATGAAGGCTAATTTGTTAAAAGCTCATATGGCTTTAAAGGGAAAAAATATAGTTGATATTGTAGATCTACTAGAAATAAGCAAATCTACAATGTATAGAAAATTAAATGGAGATAGTGAGTTTAATAGAAGAGAAATTGTGCTACTTATTAATTTTCTGGGGATAAGTAAAGATGAGGCTATGAATATTTTTTTAAACAATTAGTGTCTTAAATGACACAAAGGAGGAGTGAGGATATGAATAATGAAATTAAAGTTTTTTCAAATAATCAATTTGGCCAAATAAGAGCTTTTTTACTTAATGATAAACCACATTTTATAGGGAAAGATGTGGCAGCAGCACTTGGATATTGTGATCCTAAAAGTGCAGTTAGTAATCATGTAGATAAGGAGGATAAAAGGATTATTCAAAAGGGGCAAATCACCACCTTAGAAATTCCAAATAGAGGATTGACAGTAATTAATGAAAGTGGACTTTATAGTTTAATTCTAAGTTCAAAGTTACAATGTGCTAAGAAATTTAAAAGGTGGGTAACATCTGAGGTTTTACCAAGCATAAGAAAAAGTGGCGGGTATATTAAAATAGATGATAATATGTCTGATAAAGAAATAATGGCCAAGGCTTTAATGGTGGCACAAAATACTATTCATAAGAAAAATACATTATTGAAAATAAAGGGTGAAGAAATTGAAAAAAAGCATAGAAAGCTTATAAATACTAAGAGGGATTTGGATATGAAAAATAAGTTTATTAATCAAATAGCGGTGTCTGAAAATAGTCTTTTGGTAAGAGAAGTTGCTAAAGTTGCTTCTAAAAATGGTGCTATAATTGGTGAAAAAAGATTATGGAACAAACTTAGAAAATGGGGCTTTATATTTAAAAATTCTACTGAAGCTAAGCAAGAGGGCATTGAAAGAGGGTACTTTGAAATTGTGGAAGGGTCAGTAACTAACAGGGAAAAAACATTTATTTATAAAACAACAAGGGTTACTGGAAAAGGTCAGGTTTATATTATAAATAGATTATTAAAGGAACAGGAGCAACTTTAATTAGAGAAAGAAACAGGAAAAATTTTAATTAGAGCTATAAATTTGTAATATATATTTTGCAATTAACTTAGATGAAACTATAAATGTAGAATCTATTATTTTGTGAATTTATAATATGTATATTTAATTTATGAATTTATAGTATATATTTTCATGTATCATGTGTTTGAAAATTATAAACAAGTTATGTGCTTGAAAAGAATGTGGACAGGTTATACTTTGCAATTTGAAGTATGTATATTAAAATTTGGAGATATTTAAAGATGTGTTGATATATAAGCTGAATTTGATTCTGTATATATCAACACTTTTTAAACACAGGTAAGAAATTATGAGAAATATACTTAAGACATTTCAGTAAAATGATTGTTTTAACGTAGCTATATAGAAATTTAGATAGGACTTTTTAATAATTAATTTTAGTATTTTTATAGGGCTGATTAGAGTTATGTACATTTATAAATTCAGGAAGGTTCGTCCGCTGAGGGTTAGTGGGGATCTGTTTATTGGAGTTATGTACATTTATAAATTTTAAATTATCTTGGAATTATTTAAGGGAATAAATTTATTAGGGGAGTGTGGAAATTGTGGGAGATGTTAAGTGGATTAAGGTAACTACAGATATGTTTGAAGATGAAAAGATTAGATTAATAGATGCTATGCCAGAGAGAGATACTATTCATTACATATGGATTAGGTTACTAGTACAAGCTGGTAAGACTAATTCTCATGGATTTATATTTTTAGGGGAGGATATTCCATATACTGATGAAATGTTATCTACAATTTTTTGTAGACCATTAAGCTCAATTAGACTGGCATTAAAGACTTTGAGTGCTTTTAGAATGATACAGGTGGATGAGGACAATTTTATTAAAATCACAAATTGGGAAAAATATCAAAATGTTGAGGGTATGGAGAAGGTTAGAGAGCAAAATAAAATAAGAGCTAAAAAATATAGAGAAAAGAAGAAACAACTTAAGTCAGCTATAAATTGTAATGAAGATGATAAATGTGATGATGTTTATAAGGAAAGTTATGTTAGTAAGAATGAACTTTTTCAGTGTAATTCTATAAATGACAATAATATTTTTTATAGTAATGATATAAGTAAAGACGAAATTTCTAATGGTGACTTTTCAAGTAATAGTGAGATTTTTAAAGCTAATTATGAAAATGATAATGTGAATTCGAAAATAGAATTATTAGGGAAATCTTTAAATGATAAAAGTGATTATGAAAGTTTTGAAGAAGATAAAATTTTAGATGAATCTTTAGATGATGAGTATAACATTTTAACAAAAAATTTATGCAACGTTACTAATTTAAAAAGTAACGTTATGGAAAATGAAGATAACGTTATAGTAACGAAGCAGAATAAGAGAGAGAATAAGAGGAAGAATAAGAATAAGAACTCTATCATAGATAGAGAGAATGAGAGTAATGAAAAAATAGAATCTACAAAAGATAAAAATAATAATGAATCACGTAAAGTGAAAGATACTGAATCACATGAAGTGAAAAATAATGAATCACATGAAGTGGGAAATAAAGATACTGAATCACATCAATTGGGTATTAAAGACAATAACTCATGTGGAATTGAAAATAATTATAAAAATAATAATGAGTCATATGTAATAGAAAATGGAAAAAATACTATTAACAATGCATTAAGCAATATAGACACTCTTTCAGTTAATGCAGGAGAGTTACTTAAGTATTATGAAAGCATAACAGGAGTAATTGGTGGACTTAACTTAGGTTCTCTTAAGCTAGCTATTTCTAGTCATGGATATGATAATGTTAAGATGGCAATTGATAAGGCATTAGAGTTTAATAAGGGAAATATGAATTATATTAATGGCATACTAAAAAATTGGAGAAAAGAAGGGTATCCAAGTAAAGATGACAAGTTTAAAAGTAAGGATAAAAGAAGAGTTCATGATAAATCAAAAAGAAAGGGTACTAATCTGAAGTTTGATAATTTTGAACCTAGGGAGTATGACTATGATGATTTGGAAAAGAAGTTATTAGGGTGGTAA